TCCGTGTTCCGGCTTCTTTGCTTTCTTTTTTCCAAACGACACAACATAGCCTCCATCGATGAGCAGTCAGGGTCACGAAGGTGTGTGGCCCGTGGTCTGTCAGCGCTGCGCATGTGGAGGATTACAGACGAGATGTCTGCTAGGCTTCCATAAGACTTGGCACTGACCCTGACTGCTCACCGATGGAGGCTACTAACGCTCTGGGCGTCGATGGAGTGGATAGCCACTTCATAGACGCCCAATGCGCTCCTCCCTGAACCTTCGATCGATGCCTCGATCCCGTTGGATGCTCTAACTAACTCGACTGCTACCTCCACATGTTCGAACGCAAACAGGCCCCGGCCACACGGCAGGCAGTATACGCCGCAGCCAGCGCCGGTGCAAATGCCCGACTGCCGCAGCAGCGCCAGCGATGCCCGCGCACGCGCTGAAGCTTTAAGCTTAATGCTTAATGTATATAGGAACTATGTATGCGTGCGCGTCACATGCGCGCTCACACTACGCTCACATATATACTTCAATCAATCTGTGCATCTGTGCATCTATGCACATACCTTTAATCGTAGGGATAGCGGATATGAATTCATGCACAGATATTCCACTCATGTGGCACTTAGCTCACCCACTGGTGCGGATGGTGCAGTGCGCCCTATAATGCGCGCACCGGCAGGGCACACCTTATATATGGATGCCACTGCGCAGTGTTGATGGGTAGCACGGCACAAGTGCAGTTGATGGAAGGGAGCGCATGCGAGGACGTAATCCGTTACCGACGGTATCTAAGATTCGACTGCCTCGCTTTGTCCCTAAGACTACCCAGCTCCTTCTAGACAACGGTCTATCATCCTCACGACAGCTAGCACCGGACACAGTGTCATTGTCCGGCGTCGAGCGTCTTCGTGGATATGAACTTCAAAAGCTTCGGCGCGAGATGTTCGCCGAGAATCCACTGTGTGTGAAGTGTTCCCAAGAGGGACGCATCTGTCAGTGGGATGAACTTGATCACATCATACCGCTTCATCGCGGAGGAACTAACGAGCGTTCGAACTTCCAAGGACTGTGCCTCCCTCATCATCGAGAGAAGTCAGCTCTGGAATGTGCAGAGATGTCCGGGGATAGATCTCAGAAGATTGAGGGTGGGGGGACTTCCGCTTCCTGGAGTCCGTCCCTAAGAAAACGCCCTCCCCCGCCTTCTTCTGTCCAAAAGAAGCCAAGAGGATAGGCTTCCATGGCATCTTCTCATCATCCGACGAAGGCTCGGAGGGCACTGGTGATTGAACTGCGCTCGCAGGGAATGCTGCGCAAGAAGATAGCCAAGCGTCTGAAGATCCCGGTCAAGCTGCTCAAAGAGCTGTACGCGCCAGAGCTCAAGAAGGGCGACAAGCTCAAGGCCAAGAACCAGCCGGCGGAATCTACCGAGAAAGCCAAGGGCGGAAAGACCTACCTCATCACCTCGCGGTTCACGCGGGAGAAGCCGGACAACTGCCCGCTCACGGACGAGGAGCTGGAACGCTACGCGCCGCGCATCATAAAGTACGATCAGAACGGGCTGCCCTGCGATGGGCATGGTAAGAGTCTGCTCGGAAAGCGCGCCCTTGAGGAAGTGCAGGGCCGTCGCATCCTCGAGAGCTCCAAAGAGTGGGGACCGATTGTCAGCCGCTCGGCGCTCTATCAGAGTATGGACATCGGACAGACGCCGTGGGATCTTTCACTGCCGGATTGGGATAAGCGACTCAAAAATCGTGAGTCCCTGATCACACCGAATATTCCACTGAAGCTCGTGGACTTGCGCGCTACTACCGGGTTTGAGAAGGACCACAAGTTCAAGCGCTCGGATGTGTTCAATGTGGAACTGGCACAGCGCGCCATCGTTGCGTTCAATAAGCTGAAGCTTGCGGACGTTGATGGCACACCTACGATGGCGGTCGCTTCCGAAGACTGGTTCCGTGAACTGGTGGCCGTCATCTTCGGCAGCTACGATCCCAAGACGAAGTCGCGCATGATACGCGAGCTCTTTGTGCTCGTGCCTAAGAAGAACAACAAGACTACGGGCGGAGCGCTGATCATGCTACTGCTGCTGATCTTCAATGAGCGACCCAAGGGTCAAGCGTTGATGACAGCGCCGCAGAAGGACGTTGCAGACATCGCTTTCGAAGCAATGGCCGGAGCCATAGAGCTGGATCACATACTGGCGCAAGCGTTCATCGTGAAGCCGCACAAGAAGGTGATCATCAGCCGGAAGACGAAGGCGAAGCTCTCGGTGATCGCATTTGATCCCGCCGCTCTCACAGGCAAGAAGCTGTTCGCGGCACTCATTGACGAACTCCATGTGATGATGAAGGTGCCGAAAGCAGCGCGTGCAATCCGGCAGATTCGCGGCGGCATGTTGCCGTTCCCAGAAGCCATCCTGATCTTCATCACGACGCAGTCTGAGGAACAGCCAGTCGGAGTGTTCAAGGCAGAACTTGACACGGCTCGTGAAGTGCGAGATGGTACGCATAAGAATTCTCGTATGCTGCCCGTACTGTACGAGTTTCCGGAAGACATCCAGAAGGGTATCGATGAGAAGTGGAAGGACCCCAAGCTCTGGCCTCTGGTTACTCCCAACGCCGGCAGGTCCATCGCTATCGAAGACTTGATTATCTCGTATCGCGATGCAGAGAAGAAGGGCAAGGAAGAGCTCAAGTCTTGGGCCTCACAGCACTTGAACATCCAGATCGGGCTGGCGCTCAAGGCCGACTCATGGGTCGGCGCTACCATATGGGAGAGCGCTGCCTATGCTAACGCTGTGTCGCTCAAGCACATACTCGATTCGTGCGAAGTCGTAGAGTGCGGAATCGACGGTGGTGGTCTCGATGACTTCCTCAGCATCGCGGTTGTCGGTCGCGAGACTGACAGTGGCAAATGGCTCGCATGGACCAAGTCGTGGGTTTCGAAGCTCATACTTGAGCGCCGGAAAGGCGAGGCCCAAACACTTGAGGAGTTTGCCAAGTCCGGAGATCTTGTGCTCGTAGAATCGCTGGGCGAAGACGTCGAAGAGATGCTTACGATAGTCGAAGCCTGCGAGAAGTCCGGGCTTCTGGACAAGATTGGCCTTGACCCCTATGGCGTCGGCACTATTGTCGACGAACTGCTGGCGATGGGCATAGAGGAGAATCGCATCGTCGGTATCTCACAGGGCTGGCGTCTGGGCGGAGCAATTAAGACTGTGGAGCGCGCCCTGTCGGAGAAGCGCTTCAAGCATGGTGGTCAGCCTATCAATGCATGGGCTGCGGCGAATGCGAAGTCGGAGCCGAAAGGTAACGCGACTTTGATTACGAAATCGGCGTCGGGTGTTGGAAAGATCGATCCGCTGATGGCTATCTTTGACGCGGTGCATTTGATTGCGTCGAACCCGACGTCGAAAGCCAAGCGATTTCAGATGTTGGTATTTGGCGGTGGAAAGAACGCTAACCGGAAAGTGGCTTAGGAGGCAACGTGTCAGTAGAAGCAGCAGTGTTGAAATCAATTCGTCGCACATACAGTACTCTCGAGTTCAAGGAGTTCGATGACTCGAAGCGGGAGTTCGAAGGTATCGCGACGTCGATCTCAGAGGATCGCTACGGCGACATCGTCGAGACGGACGGTGCGCAGTTTGCACTTCCGCTTCCGTTGCTGTGGCAGCACATCTCGTCGCAGCCGGTCGGTCATGTGACCTCGGCAACGCCGACGAAGAAGAACATCAAGGTGAAGGGCAGCATCGCGAAGACAGATGTTCCCGGCAGTCTGAAAGATCGACTGGATGAAGCATGGCAGAGCCTGAAGCTCGGTCTGGTGCGGCATCTGTCGATCGGGTTCCGTCCGTTGAAGATGGAGCCCATTCCCGAAAGTGAACAGTATGGCTGGCGCTTCCTGCTTTGGGAGTGGCTGGAGCTGTCGCTGGTGACGATCCCCGCAAATGCGGATGCATCCATCACCAATCTCAAACGGTACGATATGGAGTTGCTGCGAGCCGCGTCTGGCAGAAAGCATGCAAACATCCATGGAGTACCGCTCGTCAAGGTTGACGGTCTCGGCGTTTCGAGAACTTCTGTCAAGCTTGTTACGGGGCAGCGTAGGGCTGTGACTCTGGATACGAAGTAGATCTCTCACAAACATTCCCTTAGGAGGGAACGATGAACATTCAGGAAATGCTGCGCAAGTTGGCCGAGACCAAGAAGGCCAAGGTTGCGCGAATCCAGGCACTGCTGAAGGCCATGTCCGATGGCGACCGCACCCTGGAACAGGCCGAGCAGGAAGAGTTCGATGGGCTGGACACCGAAGTCAAGCAGATCGATGCCGATGTGGTTCGCCTGAAGCGAGCCGAAGAGCTCATGGTGGCCGAAGCCACTCCGCCCGTGACGTCGGTGCAGCAGCGCGCGGCGCAGGGCAACGGTGGTCAGCGTGGCCCGACGGTCATCATCGATCGTCCGGAACACAAGGAAGAGAAGTTCAAGGGTCAGCGGTTCACGCAGCTCTGCATCGCGCAGGCCGCGTCGCACATCAAGAACCATGTGTTCACTCCGGCACAGTACGCGGAGCATCGCTGGGGCAAGGCTGCCGCTGGCGTGATCATGATCCTCAAGGCTGGCGTCGCCGGTGCGGGCACGCTGTCCGGAGACTGGGGTGCGGAACTGCTGGAACTGAACAGCCAGTATCGCGGCGACTTCATCGAGTACCTGTATTCGAAGACGGTGTATGACCGTCTGCCGCTGCGCGTCGTTCCGGCGAACGTGCTGATCAAGGGTCAGGACGGTGCGGGCACCGGATACTGGGTCGGTGAGAAGAAGGCCATTCCGGCCACTGCGATGGATTTCTCGGACGTGACGCTGCGTCATCTGAAGGTTGCGGCGCTGGCTGCGATCTCCAATGACCTGATCATGATGAGCGATCCGGCTGCGGAAGTGCTGGTGCGTGATGGTCTGGTGAACGCCAGTGCGCAGCGCATCGACACCACGTTCCTGTCGGCGGCGGCGGCTTCGGCCAATGTGTCACCGGCGGGTATCCTCAATGGCGTGTCGGCACTGACCGCTGGCGGTGAGGATGCGCAGTCGCTCTACGACGACATCGGTCGCCTGTATGCGCCGTTCATCACGGCGAAGAACGCGTCCGGTCTGGCGTGGGTGATGTACACGGGTCTGGCCAAGAGCATCTCGCTGATGCGGAATGCGCTGAGCCAGAAGGAGTTCCCGGACATCAACGTGAATGGCGGTACGCTGGAAGGCGACCCGGTGTTCACGGGCGACAACGTGGCAACGGACGACCTGATCCTGCTGAAGCCGAGCGACATCTATCGCATCGGTGACGGTGGCTTCGAGGTCTCGGTCTCGAAGGAAGCGACCATCGAGATGGATACCGTGCCCACGGGCGACGGTGACACTCCGGCCGCGCAGTCTGCGAACATGGTCTCCATGTTCCAGAACGAGATGACCGCGTTCAAGGTCGTGCGCCACATCAACTTCGCCAAGCGCCGGACGGGCGTGGTGCAGTTCGTGGGCAATGCGACCTACGGTGGTCAGCAGACCTGATCTAGTGTCGTGATGAAAGGGCTGGGCACTCAGAGATGGGTGCCCGGTCTTTCTGCAGAGGTGGCGTCATGAAAGAACTCAAGGTGCTTACTCCATTCGTCTACGCAGGAAAACTGCGGAAGAAGGGAGAAAGAATCCGTTCCAGCAATCGATTCGCCACCGTCTTAGTTGCGGTTGGCAAGGTGTCAGAAGTGAAACATGAAGATCCGCCGCGTCCAAAGACGCGCAGCATGGAACCGCAGAAGGCTTCACGATCGAATCGTGTTGGGCCAAAGCGGCAGAACAGACAGCGTCCCTATCTTCGCTCCGACATGAGAGCAGATGAGGATTACGAACGCTCCGACTTGACGGTAGGTGACAAGTGAAAAAGAACTTCCTCGTCAAAGCTTTCGAGAAGCGTGTCATGGGACCGCTTGCCAAGAAGTTATTGGACTATCGTCCGATAGATGATCGTAGGGGATGGTGGAAAATCCTCGAACAGTATGCCGGTGCGTGGCAACAGGATGTGCAGATCAACCTTAGTACGGTTGACGCGTATTGGGCGAACTTTGCATGCGTGACATTGATTGCGAGCGACATCTCGAAGATGCCGATCAATGTGATGCAGTTTGATGAGACCCAGAAGATCTGGATCAAGACAAAGAAGAGGCCGGTTCTCAAGAAGCCTAATCACTACCAGACCACGATCGAGTTCATATTCTCGTGGATTGTCAGTCAGCTTCGGAATGGCAATACCTATGTCTTGAAGGTTCGTGACCCGCAAGGATTCATCACGAAGTTGTATGTTCTTGATCCGTGGAAGGTATGCCCACTGATCACAAAAGACGGTGCCATCTATTACCGTCTCGAGGTAGACAATCTTTCTGGCCTGGATGGAGAAGCTTCGATCGTGGTTCCGGCATCGGAAATTATTCACGATCGAATGTACCCACTCTATCATCCGCTGGTAGGTCTGTCACCGCTATTCGCTTGCGCCATTGCATCTATGCAGGGTGCGGCGATCATGAGCACGGCGACGGGCTTCTTCAATAATCGTGGCCTGCCAGCCGGCATCTTGACGGCACCCGGCCACATCCCTGACGATACAGCGGCGCGTCTCAAGACGTACTTTGACGACAACTTCACCGGGCAGAACGCTGGCAAGGTGGCCGTCCTCGGAGACAACCTGAAGTTCGAATCGCTGGCATCGAAGGCCGCAGATGCGCAGTTGATCGAGCAGTTGAAGATGACTGGTGAGATCGTGGCTGCCTGCTACCATGTGCCAGGATATAAGATTGGCGTGGGACAGATGCCGACGGTCAACAACACTGCCGCTCTTAATCAGCAATACTACGAGCAGTGCTTGCAGTATCTGGTCGAGAAGATGGAATCACGGCTTGATGATGGCCTGGAGCTCATAGAAGAGCAGTGCTGGTGCGATACGTCTGTGCTGATGCGCATGGATCCGCAGACTCGCGCGACCGTCATTGGTCAGAAGGTGAAAGACGGCGTTATCTCACCGAATGAAGCGCGCCGTGAGGATGATTCTCCGCCCGTTACTGGCGGTGATTTGCCCTACATGCAGCAGCAGAATTACTCGCTGGCAGATTTGGAGCGACGTTCTCAGCGTGATGCTGCCAAGGGTGAAGAAGGAAACGTTCAGGCGCAAGCGATGAACGGCGCTCAGGTGAGTTCGCTGCAGTCCATTATCACCTCTGTTGCCAATGGTGAGATGCCGCCAGAGTCCGCGGCAGCAGCCATCTCAGTCGCGTTCCCACTTCTCACTGAAGCGGAGATCAGTGCGATCATCACGCCATTGAAAACATTCAAGCCGACGCCGACGCCTACTGCGCCATCGGCACCAGCTCCTGCAAATGAACCAGAAGATCCAGAGGGCCAAGATGATGGAACAGCAAAGTCGGTGGGAGAATTGTTTACCGCCAAAGATATTTCAGCCATGCTCGATGAGCAACTGGCGTCACTCGATGCGGAGGTCGCATGAACGCTAAAGAGTTACGCGCACTTCTCGAGCTGATCATGGGAGCTGTCGCGAGACAGCTTCATGGCGTGGTAAAGAGTCTCACAGGACGCTTCGATGCGCTCGAGAAGTCGGTCGGAGAAGTGCGCGAAGAGGCGCGTCAGATCAAAGAGGCGTCATCGACAACTCTCAAGATCTCAGTCGATTCTGCAGAACTACAACCGCTGATCGTAGAACTTAAGGATATGGTAGCGGTTGCTGGCACTGAGTGTAAGGCACATCTCAGCGCTACGATCGAGGAGTGGCATGTCCTGGTGCGTAATGAGTTAGCACAGCAGGCAAAGGTGAATGGAGAGCTGAAGGGAATCCTCGCAGAGCGCACTGAGCAACTGAAGCCTGAAGAGCTGATGAGGATCGCAGTCTTGGCGCTCCGTAACAGCGATGAGAATAATGTGCGTGTGCTGACCGAGCTGCTGGCGCAGCGCATTACCGCCGCAGTTGACCCTATCAATCAGAAAATCGCCGAAGCTATGCTGGCAATCGATCAGTCTGAGACGAGACTGCGAGAGCTGATCAATGAGCTACCGCCAATCGATGAGATTGCGAAGGCGGTATTGCCGCTGATTCCAGAGCCGAAGAACGGCAAGGACGCTGTAGTACCAACAGAAGACGAGCTACGCAAACTCATCTCAACTGTGCTGACATCATCTGGCTTCAATGACAAATGGATGGAAAGCCTCGTAGAGAAAGCGGTCAACGCGAGAGCCGATATCGTTCTCAATGAGATGGTGGCTCGTAGCAATGAAGCCGTTGTCAATGCGATCGCGAATATCCGGCAGCCGAAAGATGGTGTCGATGGTGTCTCACCAACGGAAGAGCAGGTTCGCAGCTACCTCGAGACCATTGTTGGAACGCGTATTCCAACGCTGGAGCAGCTACAGAAGATGGCTGCAGAAACTTTCGAATCTCAGATGAACAAGTGGGCTCTTGAGTTCGAACGCCGCGCACAAGATGTTCTACAGCGAGCCATTGATCGTATGCCAGTGCCAAAAGACGGAAAGCCGGGTCGCGATGCCTTGTCTGTGAAGAACTTCAAAGTAACGCTGTCGGACGATGGTCGTACACTCAGCTTCATACTCGACGATGGTGAGACACGAGTTGAAGAGTCTGTACCATTTGTCGCATTGAAGTGGCGTGGCTACTTCAAGAGTGGCGAGACTTATTATCCTGGTGATGTTCTTCAGAGTCGCGGTTCTTCTTTCTTGGCAATCAGGGAGACGAAGGAAGGTCCGACCGAAGCGGCGAACGAAGCTTGGGTGCTCATGGTTAAGGCTGGGCGAGACGGTAGGAGCGTCAAGGGCGACAAGGGCGACAAAGGAGACAAGGGCGATCCAGGCATTTCCGAGATACCGAACCCACTAAATCCGATGAGAGGTGCATGATGCCACTTGCAATCATCACGCTAGAAGTAGCGAAGCAGCATCTGCGCCCACCGGGCACCATTGACGATGCGCGTATCGAACGCATGATGGATGAGGCCAGCGCGATTGTGCTGGACTACATCAAGCTGCCATACGATTCATATCATGATACGAATGGCGAGCTTGTCGAAGAGGATGTGCCGCCTCCAGTGCGTGCTGCGACGTTACTTGTTCTTGGAGCGTTGTATGACAATGCGGATGGTCAGAACCCGGACAAGCAGCCACTCTCTGATGCAGCGAAAGCGCTTCTTCACACGCGGAGAGTACCGACCCTTGCTTAACAAGTCTACGAACCGGATAGCTAAGTGGGCTGGACAGACTGTTGTCTGCGTCGCCTCTGGCCCATCGTTGACTAAAGAAGATGTGGACTTTGTGAAGGGTAAGGCGAAGGTCATAGTTGTGAACCGTGAGTTTGCGATGGCACCTTGGGCCGATGCTTGCTACGCTGCTGACTACAGATTTTGGAAGACATACCTGCCGAAGATCAAGGAAGCATCCTTCGCTGGTGAACTTTGGACAATGAGTGTGCAGGCTCGTAAAGAGTTTGGGATCAATTGCATCGGACGTTCTAATGCCGATGGCTACTCTATGATCCAGCACAGCATCACCACTGGTGGCAACAGCGGTTATCAAGCTATCCATCTCGCTGCTTACTGGGGAGCATCTAGGATAGTGCTTCTCGGGTATGACATGCAGCGCACCTTCAATCGGGACCACCATTTTGGAAAGCATGATGGCGGTCTACCGAACGGTAGAGGGTTTCCTTTCTGGATCAGACGGTTCAAGCCACTGATCAAAGATCTCGAAGTTCTTGGGGTCAAGGTTGTCAATTGCTCGCGCCACACTGCTATCACATGCATACAGCGCAAGCCTTTAGCGGAGATAGTCTGGTGAGAATAAACACTAACAGAAGCACCGACGTCGCGCGAATACTTGCAGCGAGATTGTCTGCAGATCGCGACATGATGAATATGAAGCGCTTCAAGAGATATCGCCCAGACTGGGATTGGAAGGGCATCATTGGTAGCGCAGCCTGTATCAAGTGGAGCTTCAGAGATCTGGAAAACCTTGATGCAGCGCTTGGGCTCTTCTCTGCTCGTAGGCGCGCAGTGCAGGCTGGTGGAAACATCGGTATCTTTGCCAAGCGTCTCGCAGAAGAGTTCCAAGAGGTTGTGACCTTCGAGCCGGATGCTGGCCTGTTCAAGGCGATGTCCATCAATGCGCCGGAGCGTAACATCGTTCGCCATCAGATGGCTCTTGGAGACATGTCTTGCGGCGTTTCTCTGAGTGCTGAGCGCAGAGACAGCAGTGGTCGGCCCTCTCATGAAGGGCTGACGCACGTTACCGGCGATGGAAATATTCCAATGCGCACGCTGGACTCATTCCAGTATGCGTACTGCTCACTGCTATATCTGGACATCGAAGGTTATGAGCTGAAGGCACTTCGGGGTGCGTCTGAAACCATCGATCGATGCCGGCCAGTGGTAGGCTTGGAAGTCAATGGATCTTCAGAGTACTACGGTGATAGCGACGAAGCGCTGAGAACCTTCATGCGAGAGAAGCGCTACGTTCTGAAGTTCACAAGGAACAGTGATGAGATATATCTTCCAGAGGAGTTCACGCTGTGAAGACCGTAGCGACAAAAGAGCAGTATGAGGCCGCTTGGAAGACCGAAGTCGCCAACGCATATGCGGCGATTGATGCCTATGAGCGTGTGTGCGGATACGCTGTAGACCTGGATTGGCTCAATGGCATTGCGCGCATTCTCAATTGCCCTGTCAAAGTGAATCCGCCGAACTGGCAGCATGGGCGCGTGCTCTACGCGGCATTGCGGAAGTTCTTAGAGTCCAATGTTGGATTGGCGACTGTCAAGTCACCGCGTGCGATTATTGACATTGGCACAGCCAAAGGGTTCAGCGCGAGTGTGATGGCTCGCGCACTGTATGATCATGGCGTGACATGGATGCCGGTCTACACTGTTGATGTCATAGACCCAGATGCGCGGGTTATACGCAATACAGTTGCTGAAGTAGATGGTTTGAAGACACTCTACGAAGTGCTTGATCCAACGCTACCTGCTGGCGTGCATGTGCAATGCTATGGTCGTGGGTCGCGCGACGTACTCGAGAGGCTGAAGCATGGTGGATACCGTATCCCATTCGCATTCGTAGACGGTAAGCATTCTTTCGATGCCGTCAAGTTTGAAGGTGTTGCAATTGCCATGAGACAGCAGGCTGGCGACATGGTGATCTTCGATGATTGTCAGTTGCCAGAGGTGCGGCGAGCCGTTGAGATTCTCAACATGTATGAGGTATCGTATCTACAGAATGGCCCGCGCACCTATGCTATTGCGAGGCGTCTGTGATTACCGTTGCTTGTGTGTATGTGCAGGGACATGTCGCGTTCACTCGTGAATATGTTCTGCGGCTGCGATCTATGGTCGCGCGGTATCTTTCGAGAGACCACAGCTTTGTGTGCCTCACAGACAAGCCGCACCAGTTCAAAGATACGGACATCAAGGCCGTAGAAATCTCGAGACCGATGTATGGGATGTTTGGATGGTGGAGCAAGCTGCACCTCTTCGATGACTCTATTGCTGAACTGCAGAGCGGGCGCTGCATGTACTTGGACTTGGACACTCTCGTCCTGAAGACGCTCGATGTGGTAGTAGATTATCCATCACCATTCGCACTGGTGCCAGACGATGCTCCAAACTTCAGGGGCAAGATGGGGCGGCTGACAGTAAAGAAGTTCAATTCATCAGTGATGGTGTGGAATGGCGGAGAGCAGAACGCGCTCTACAATGATTTCAGGGTCGCTGTCAGTCACAGGTTGTGGGGTGACCAGGATTGGATTGGTGAGAAAGTTCCAACTGCCGACAGGATGCCTCTAGAATGGTTTCCGCGTGTATCTCAGTGCATCGCCGCTCCACCACCGGCTGCAAGAGTGGTGCTGTGCAAGAAGCCTAAGAACTATGAAGCGGCGAAAGAAATTCCTTGGGTCAGGGAGGCGTGGCAGTAATGGGCGCACCTGGATTCGACGATGCCCCGCTTTGGACGACAATGAAAGCGTCGCTGCCTAAGAAGATTACGCTTGTCTATCCATACTATGACAATGCGCTGTTCTTGCACCATCAGTTGGAAGGCTGGCGCGCATTGCCTGACCACATCCGAGACTGGCTGCGCATTATCATTGTTGATGATGGTTCTCCAAACATCCAGGCGAGGTCTGTGGTTGGATCGAGCCAGTGGCCTTTCGATGTCTCAGTGTACCGTATCGAAGTAGATATTCGATGGAACTGGCTGGCGGCAAGGAACATAGGTATGAACCATGCTGAAGAAGGATGGTGCGTGCTTACTGACATGGACCATGTCATTCCACAAGACACGTTCGACAGACTTCTTTATCGTTGGTACAATGAGAACATCATCTACAGGTTCAGTCGCCGTGAGCACACTGGTCAGTTGATACATCCGCATCCGAATTCGATGTTCATGACCAAGTCAATGTTCTGGAAGATTGGAGGGTATGATGAGGCATTGTCCGGTCACTATGGTACAGATGGTGACTGGCGCCGACGGTGCGCCGCTACTGCTTCAGTCAGAACCCTGCCGCACGAGCTCATCCGGCATGAGTATCAGCAGGACAGTTCTACGACATCGTATCTGCGAAAGCAGCCGGAAGATGCAGGTAAGAAGGCGATCATTGCAAAGCGTGGGCCATCGTGGAAACCTCGGACACTGAGCTTTCCATATCACAAGGTGGAACTGTGAGCGAAGTGCTTGACATCGTTTGCTGGAAGTGGAAGCCTGACCGGCCATACCGCAGCACCTACAATGGTGAGGCTGTGAACGTGCTTCGCAATATGGTGGCGCGTAACTACAGTGGCCCACACAGATTCTCATGCATCACTGATGATGCCAGTGGAATCGACCAAGCGATACGCGTGATACCTATTCGCGATGTGCACAAGGACGTGAGCAACCCGTCTAACAAGTCAAACCCTTCTTGCTACCGTCGTCTGTGGGCGTTCAGTGATGAGGCAAGGGCAGTCATTGGAGACCGCTTTGTATCGCTCGATCTTGACGTTGTCATCACAGGAAATCTGGATACGATGTTCAATCGTACAGAAGACTTTGTGATATGGGGTGGGCAGGCGCTTGGTCCTGGCAGACTTGGGTCTTATAACTGGTACAACGGCAGTCTGTGGATGCTGCGCGCAGGGACCAGAACCAAAGTATGGACAGAGTTCAATCCAGCTACCTCACCGCAAAAGGCACACGCGGCCGGATGCCGTGGGTCAGACCAAGGCTGGATCGCTCACTGTCTTGGACCAAAGGAAGCACGCTTCTCAGAAGGAGTTTACTCTTTCAGGAATCATGTGATGCCAAACAAGGGTCGTCTGTTCAAAGATTCGAAGATCGTGATATTTCATGGTCGTCACGATCCATGGAACCCGGCTGTACAGTTGCAGTATCCGTGGATTAAGGAGCACTACCGATGAACAAGAAGACACAGCAGCGCAAGCCTTGTCAGGTGTGCATGCGCACCAGAAAGGTTCTGCGTCGTGTATTCAGAATTCCTGAGAGGGCAAAGAAGTGACTCAAGCAGGGCAGTTCAGACACGTGATTGAGATTCAGGCTCCGTCTGAAGAACAAGATACGTCTGGGCAAATGGAGACTTCGTTCTCAACCATCTACGAAGATATTCGCGCTGAGATAGTGCCGTTGTCAGGCCGAGAGTACATTGCGGCTCGACAGGTCGTTGCGGACGTGACAACGCGCATCAACATTCGTAGGTTGCCATTGGTGACTGCGAACTGCCGTATCCTTCGCACAATTGAGGATGACAGTCCGCCGACCGTAGAAGTCTACGATGTGCTGGCTGTATTGCCAGACCCAGTCAGCGGGTTGCGTTACATGAACTTGATGTGTGTGCAGCGCATCGCAGAGGGGTTCCGCCGTGGCGAATGAATCAGTCCAAGGTTCTGCTGCTCTTAAGGCCGCTCTCAAAGAGCTTGGCGATTTGAGCAAGCCAGAGTGGAAGTCAGTGCTTCGAGCGGCAGTGCGCAATCCGATGAATGCAGTGAAGAGACGCGCACAGTCCAACATCACGTCGTTCTCTCCCGGAAAGACGCCAGTGCATAAGACCTATCTTGGCAACTGGCGTAGTGCTGGCTTCGCTGCTAGAAGCATAGCCATGAAGGTGACGCTGAATCAGAGGACTGGGACAGCCACTGCTATTCTTGGCGTCGTCAAGGAAGCATTCTATGCGCTGTCGTTCTTTGAGCTCGGTGTACCGAGTCGTGGAATACCGAGACAGCCGTGGCTCACGCCAGCTCTCGAGGCAAGCAAAGATGATGCGGTCCGACAGGTAGGAGATGCAATGCGCAAGCGCATCGATTCGATTGCAAAGAAACGCTACCGCGAAAGCATTGGAGGCTGAGATGCTCGAGAAATCATTAGTGCCGTTTCTCGCGTCTCACACAGACGTCGTTTCGCTGATCGGTAGCGGCAGCATACTGCGCGTGTATCCGCTGATCATACCGCAGAAGCAACCTGCGAAAGATCAGATGCCGTGTATCGTCTACACAATTTCAGGAGAGCAGAGGCAAAAGAACTATTGTGGAACATCGCCGCTCGTACAGCTGATGTTCTCGCTCGACTACTACGCAACGACAGCACTGAAGGCTCGAGAGCTTGCCAATGCTGTTAGAAACGTGCTGGTCGACTATCGAGGTCCGATGGGTGAGTTTCTGGTGAGCGATGTCACGCTGGAGAACAGCATGACTCAGTACGACATGGAGCCGGGGCTCTTGCGTGTGATTGACATGTTTTCGATGTGGTATCAATAAGGAGTACTACGATGACCGACCGTGTTTTACTTGGTAATGACTTCAAGGTTCTGCTGGGCGACGAAAACTCACCGCCGAACTTCACGGACATGTGTGCCGCTGTCGACTTCGGTTCAGTTGGTGAGGAGAAGCCGCTCGTCGATGTGACCAGCTACTGCGATGATGCGCGTGCGTATCGCAATGGTCTGGCAGACGGTGTGGAAATTCCACTGCAGATGAACTACGTCAGTGGTGACGTTGCTGCGAAGGCGCTCTACACCGCCTACAAGAACGACGAGATCGTCCTGATCCGCATCCAGAAGAAAGGGCTGGCGGATGATTCGCCGGATGAAGAGCTCGAGTTCTTCGAGTTCAATGCCACTGTCCGTGCCTGGAACGTGGCCGGTGCCATCGGCGAGCGTGCGACGCTCACCTTCACGCTGAAGGTCAGTGGCGAAGTGTTGTGGCAGACACCTGTTGTGGAGGGATGATTAAGTGAAGCAGCAACTACTCGAAGCGGCTGTTCTCAGGACTGACACTGTTCCGATCAATGGTCAGAAGGTGACAGTCCGAGAAGCTAGCACCGAGGCTTTCTCGAGGTACAGCGAACTGTCCAAGACGGACCGCGTCAGGGCGATGGCTTCATTGATCGCACACTGTGTGGTCGATGAAGCCGGTGTCGAGATGCTCACCGAAGAGGAGGCGATTCCACTGGCGAAGCTGGCGCGTACCGCTACGCCATTGATGAGCAAGCTCATGACTCTGTCTGGTCTCAAGATGGAGGATGAGAAAGAAGGAGACCAGCCGGAAAAACATCCTAACGCCGGATGAGCTATTCGACCATCGACTCGCTTCATTGCTTGGCTATTCAGACATAGAAGTAATGAAGCGGTCGATGTCCTATAGGTCATATACCGGCTGGAAGAAGTACTGGAACACTGAACCTTGGGGACCCTACAGAGACAACATGCACATCGGAATTCTTGCAAGAGAGATACGACGCATGGCACCTGGATCAAAGGTTCCAAAGTTAGAAGTGTTCATGATCAGGCCACCGATAGAGAGAGCACTGGAAATGAGCGGTAAGATTATGGCGTCGCTTGGCACACTTGCATCGCCTGCGACACCAGAAGCTCGTCGCAAACTTCGCAAGGCTCGTCTAGCCAGAAAGAAGGCACGACGAGTCAAGGGGACTAAGAAATGACAGATCTGGCAAAACTCGTCGTCAAGCTTGAGGCGCAGACTGCGCAGTTCTCGCAGCAGCTTGATATGATGACGAAGAAACTGAACACCTTCGATTCAGTTGCTAAGGGCATTGTCAAGAGCGTCGCTGGTGCCTTCGCTGGCTTCCAGGTACTGTCGTTTGCCAAGAGCGTCATTGACACAGCAGACCACATCAATGACATGTCGAAGACTCTTGGCGTGGCAGTCGAGGATTTGTCAAGGCTGCAATATGCAGCTGAGCAGTCAGGGACAGACTTGGATTCTCTTGGCGTAGGTCTGAAGAAACTTGCGAAGGCAGCGTCAGAAGCGGCTGGCGGCAGTAAGGAACAGAAGGAAGCATTCGATGATATAGGCGTCGCTGTTACAGATGCCAGTGGCAAGCTCAAGCCGATGCAGCAGATTCTGCTTGAGGTGGCCGAGAAGTTTTCCAACATGGAAGACGGCGCTGAGAAGGCAGCAGAGGCGCAGAAGATCTTTGGTAAAGCTGGCGCTGATCTCATTCCGTTGTTGAACGAAGGAGCTGCCGGTGTCCAGGCTTTGATGGATCAGGCAGACGCTCTTGGCATAACCTTGTCTACTGAGACTGCACAGGCTGCTGACGAGTTCAATGATTCGCTGAATACGATGAAGGCGAACGCCATCGGAACGGCGCGTACCATCGTAGGTGTGCTGCTGCCAGCGTTGACAGCACTGTCCAAGGGTCTGAACTCTATAGCGAGCGGCGCGGTATTTGTCTTCCAGACTATCGGTAAGGACATTGGCGCACTATCGGCGTCTGCTGTCACAGCAGTGCAGGGAGACTTCGCCAAGGCTGGTAAGATTCTGGATATGCGCAATGCTGACTTCGAAGCAGAAGCGCAGAGGTTCGCTGATAAGATCAACGGTATCTGGGAAGGCGTCAATATCTCTGAGGGTATCGACAAGCAGCTCAACACAGTTCTGTCAGAGGTGAAAGTCACCGCGAAGAAGATCGGCGATACTCTGAACAACAAGTTCAAGTTCGTAGGTCTTGAAGACATTCACATCAATGCTCAAAAGATCGACGTCTCTCCAATGGAGAACTTCTATAAAGAGCTCGACGATCTTACGCAGACATCGACCGAGAAGCAACTGGATCAGCTTGCCAAGATTGAGTCGGCGCTCAATGAGCTACAGGCAGCCCATCGTATCACCGCAGAAGAAGCCGCAAAGCGTTGGTCAGAAGCGCTTGATAGTGTACTTGATGAGGTTAAGGTAACGGCCAAGAAGGTCGGACCTGAGATCATGAAGGAATTCGACAAGGTCAATGAATATCAGCTTGAGCTCGCTCGCAACACTCAGGACATCATTGCGGACACGTTGGTGAACGGGTTCGATCATGGTGTCAAGGGTATGCTGAAGGCATTCGAAGATATGCTCACCAAGCTCGCAGCGCAAGCTGTCGCTGCTGATATTGGAAAGTATATATTTGGAAACATCGGTGCTGGCGGAACTGCCCCCGGTGGAAAGCTCGGCGGTCTGTTTGGAAAAGGCATGGACCTACTGAGCGGTCTGTTCGGCGGAACAAAGGACAGTGGTGGTCGTGGCAGTGCTGGTTCTGCGTACATGATTGGCACTGGCGCGCAGCCTGAGATGTTCGTTCCAGACTCTGCCGGCACCTTCTATCCGCGTGATCAGTGGTCGGGCGGCAATGGTGGTGTCAATAACTGGTACATACAAGGAACGGTTAGCGAGCAGACGCGTAGACAGCTAGATCTAGACGCACAACGTCGTCAACGTCAAGCATTGAGGTTCGTCTAATGTTTATCGAAGAAAGAATTCTTGAGTGCGTCACGTTTGGCACAGCGATGGCGCCGACATGGCGGACGCGTAAGATTGCACTGAAGTCTGGCATCATGCGCAGAAATGCCATGCGGTCACGACCGTTGTATCGGCTGACGCTCCAGTATAGAAACCTCGACCCAGATCGGCATGCAGAAGTGATCAATGCGTTCAACGCATGCATGGGTGGCGTACATAGCTTCCGTGTCAAGGATTGGTCAGACTTCACTGCTGATGATGAACTGCTGCCGGTGCTAGGTACTGGTGCGCCACAGTCAGTGCAGCTGATCAAGACCTATGCGTTTGGAAACGTAGAATTGGCGAGGTCGATCAGGAAGCCAGTAGCATCGACAGTGGTGGTAACAGCGAACGATGTGCCAATCTCAGCCTCGATCAGCACTGTTGGCGTAGCTACATTCACCGCAGCGTCTTCAGCGATTCTTAGGTGGAGTGGTGAATTCGATGTGCCGATGATGTTCGAGCAAGACGAGCTTCCGTTTACTGGTGACGACAAAGGTCGCAATGGTCTGTTTCTGACAGGAGATGTTCCGCTGATCGAGGACATAGACGTATGACTGCGATTGGCACAGTTCCAGAAGCGCTGCAAGACCACCTTGACACTTCTGCCACTACTACTTGCAGACTGCTGAAGTTCAAGCTGAAGAGTGGCCTAGTGTTTGGGTTGACAACACTAGATGCAGACATTGTGTATGACGATGCCAGCGGCGATGGCGAGATCACCTACGTTGCAACGAATGGATTTGACCCATCGGCACTCGAAGGAGACATCAACTTCACTGTCGGGAACGGCGAAGGCAATGCTCTGTTGAGCAATCCGATTCCTGGTATTACTGAAGAGATGATCCGCGCCGGTGAGATGGATGATGCTACGTGGGTTTGCTACCTTGTGAACTATAAAGCCATCGGCGACAGTCCTGGCAACGAGCACTTCATACTTGATGCTGGCGACGTCGGTCAGGTGAGAATCAAGTATGGCATGCTGTGGATGCCTGAGCTTCTGAGCTATGTGATGCGTCTCAAGCAGCCGATCGGCAGTGTGTGGAGCAGAAAGTGCCGTGCCATATTTGGATCGTCGCCAAGTTCTCAGACTGGCTGTGGCATTGACGTCACTTCTTTGTGGGTCGCTGGCTCAGTGTCATCTGTTGGCGGAGAGACAGATCGAACATTCACTGGCAGTGCTGTCGCTACGCTACCGGCCACCAATTATCCTGCACGAGTACAGTTCTTGACTGGTGACAATGCTGGCCGAGAGTTCGCAGTCGAAGAAGTCAATGGTCTAGTGGTCGACCTGATCGAGACTACGCCATATCCGATAGCTCCTGGCGACACATACCGTATGCGCAAGGATTGCCAGAAGCGGTACGAGGAAGACTGCATTGCGATCTACAGCAATGGTCCGAACTTCAAAGGCGAGCCGCATATTCCAGTTGGTGATGGTACGCAGAGCCAGACACCATCTGCACAGTTACCCGGCGGAGGTGTGGTGACGCACTTGGCTCGAGAGGTGATCGATGACCTCAGTTAACTGGCAGGCCGACTTCGTGCGAGAAGCGCGGGGATTGATTGGCGTCAAGTGGCGTCACCGTGGTCGAAAGCCGTGGGCCGTTGACTGCATCGGTCTCATTGCTCTCGCTGCTGAGCGTAGCCATGTTCCATTTGAAGATGAGCGTGGGTATGGTCGCGAGCCTTGGGACGATCAGATCAGAAAGGGCTGCCGTAAGCGTTGGGGAATGCCGATCGAACGCAGGGATGCGCGTGCCGCTGACATCGCTGTGGTGCGCTGGTACAAGGCTGAACCTTCACACTTGGGGATCATAGCTGATCACCCAGATGGCGGTTTGTCGATCATACACGCGCACCTGATACATGGTGTGATAGAGCAAGGGATTGACGACAACATGTTAGAGTGCATTGTTGAAGTCTATAGAATCAAGGTGTCACCATGAGTCTACGAACAGTTCTCGGCGGTGTAGGCGCTGCGATCGGGTTCATCTATGGTGGACCATCTGGAGCGCGATGGGGCTTCATGATCGGTTCTACGATCGGAAGTCTCGTAGACCCACAGACCATCCAAGGTCCGAAGATTGGTGAGATCGCGAACCAGACTGCTCAGGAAGGCGGTCCAAGACCGATTGTGTATGTTCGCAGTCCACCGATGCCGGGTAATGTGATCGATCAGAGTAACCCGCGCATCGTCAAGAAAAAGAGCGGCGGTAAGGGCGGACCGAAGGTTGTGTCGGAGCAAGTGTTCCGTACCTATGCCATCGGCGTCTGCGAAGGTCCGATCTCAGGGTTCAGAAGGGTCTGGCGCAACAATGTTCTTGTATACGACGTATCAGAGAACTCTGCGATTAGCGCTGAGGATAACGCGGCCTTCCTAACTAAGGGACGGTTCTTCCTAGGAACGTTTGATCAGGATGCTAGCCCTGATCTTGAGGCTATCCATGGGGTAGGCACAACGCCATCGTATCGTGGCACTGCATACATGGTCATGGCAGACGAGGATCTTACGGATCTTCGTGGTGCTATTCCTCAGTGGATATTCGAAGTAGCGTCAGGGTGCGCCCTAGAGCGTGTGATATTTGATGAGAGCGGTGTGTGGAATCGCCCTGACGGTGTTACAAACATCAACCTATTCTTAGTAGGTCCGGGCGGTGAAGGCCGAGGTAACTTCGGAACTGCTACTGCTGCTGCCGGTGCGCCCGGTGGTGGCGGCGAAGTATTCTATGAGACCAATGTCGATGTCTCTTCTCAGACACAGTGGCGATTGCTCGTTGACAGAGCAGATCTAGCGACGCCGGGTGGTGACCCACATGCTCGTACACAGTTTGGACATGGCGACCCAAGTAACTCTACCTTCGTCGAACTTTCATTTGTCCGTGACGGAAGAACGATAACTTGCGGCGCTAATCAGGGCGGTAGTGGTTATCCTAGCCTCGATCCAAATAACTCTGGCGCTAGTGGTGGTGGTGGCAGCAGGTCCGTGTTCATATCAACGACTAATCCTCCTGAGTCTAATCGCTATGTTTCTCACAGTGATATTCTACCTCCTGGAGGCGGTGATCCGGGCGGTGCTGGTGGTGAGAGCCAGTTAGTCACGTTCATCAATCCCAAGATAGGTGATGGAGAGACTGACTTCGCTGGTGTCGCTGGTGGTGGCGGTGGCGCTGGCGGAGCTGGTGCGCCTGCTACTTCAGGCGGTGCTGGCGCTGGTGGTCCGGGTCTCTACTATGGAAACATCGTTGGTGATGATCTAGGCGACAATGGATGGTTCGGTGGTGGTGGTGGTGGTGCTGCTGGAGCGAGCCTTTGGGATGAAGATAGTGGCCCACAGATTGCGCAGGGTGCTCCCGGTGGTCTTGGAGGTGGCGGCAATGGCTACGGCTACAACTTCGCACAAGTCGCACCATACGGTGGAACTCCAGGACTTGCTGGAAGCGGTGGCGGCGGTGGTGGCGCTGGTGCTGCATTTGAAACGTTCTTCGTTCCTGGTGGCGCTGGTATCGGCGTAATCCTTTACTGCCCAAGCGGAGCCAACAATCTTTCACTTAAGGACATCGTAACGCAAATCTGTGAGCGAGCTGGAATGCCGTCAACGTTAATTGATGTCTCGCTACTGCCAGACGTCAATATCGAAGGTCTGGCAGTAACGAATCAGTATACGGCTGGTGAGATTCTCAGATCACTTGGGCAAGCTTACCTGTTCGATCCATCACCTCGCGATGGCAAGGTCTGGTTCATACCGAGAGGTGGCAACCATGTTGCTACGGTGGCAGATGCAGACCTTGTCGATGAAGACGATACACCAGAAGATGATCGTCGAGATGATTCGATCAGCGTGCCAAGAGTGCTGCATCTCAACTATTGGGACGTAGATGGTGGTCTTGCCACTAGCAAGCAGAGCAGTGAGCGTAGCGGTGATCGTCGAAGTGTAGGTGAGACGTCTATTCAGACACCAGTGTTGATGACTGCAACTCAGGCTGCACAGAACGTCGTTATCAATCACAAGGTGTTGGCGGAGAATCAGCGCGGTGCTGTCAACCTGACTCTTCCAGACAAGTGGATTGGGCTTAGACTGGCGCATCCAATCATCGCTGAGATTGGTGGCGTCAATCATCGTGTGATGATTCAGAAGATGTCGGTGCTTGACGGGTACCAGAAGTATGAGGCTACCTACGATCGGCAGAGCGCCTACACTTCAAACGTCGAGGGCATCCCCGCTGTTCCACAGACGCCTCCTCCGACTTCCAATGTTGGACCGACGTTAATAATTCCTCTGGACATCCAGCTCCTTAAAGATAGCGATGACAACGAAGGTCTCATCTACTATGTAGCAGTCGCAGGTATAAGCCCAGCTTGGAGCGGCGCACTAGTAGAGCTCAGTTATGATGGTGGCGCGAATTATGTGGATAGTCGAGAAGCCCTTGCATCGTCTATCATCGGTAACTTAGTTGATGATCTGCCGTCTCATCCCAGAGAATATCCAGACACTGTACACTCGTTCCGAGTTAGCATCAATCCACCAGATTCTGAGCTTGAAGATGTCGGGCTGTCTGGAATGCAGAACAGGCTTAATCTGGCAGCCGTAGGCAGCTTAGCTCTTGGATGGGAGCTTATCAATTTCGGTGCGTGTGAGGAAACTACCGCTGATCAATGGGAGCTCAGTAACCTGCTGCGAGGTAGGAAAGACACGACGCCAAGACTGCACAATGCTGGTGAGAGCTTTGTAATGCTTGATCACAATGTGCTGGGGCTAGTAGTGTCGTCTGTTACAGACATAGGTCGCACACTGACTCTGAGAGCTACAAGTCTGGGTGCGCCAGTAGAAACCGGCACAGTGGTCAGCATGACTTATGCAGGCCAGTCTCAGATAGAGCGACACATTGGATACTTGGATGTTCGAATCGACGGTTCCAATGCAATCGTTTCGTGGCAGGGTGTGGCTCGATTGGGTGGCGGATCACTTGTAGCACATGGCGCGCAGTTCATAGGGTATCGCGTGACATTCTATGATAACGTGAATGACCCTATCGTTGTCGATACGCTCTCGCAGAGCATCACCCAGGATATCTCCTCACTTGAAGATGACTTCATCATCAAAGTGGTTCAAAGAAACAATCTGACTGGTGAGGGTCCGCCTACCTTCTGGCCAGACGGTGCTGACGTAGTGATACCGCCTACAGAAGATACTGTACCACCTTATCTGTTTGAGATTGGTCAAGATATGGAATTTGATATGGGTGGAATAATGGTACAGCGCATGATCTTTAATGACGCGGTGCCACCATATCGAATTGATATTCGTAGAATTGTGACTGCTGGACTAGACTACTCTACGCACTATTTCCCGTTAGATGCTGATTCCATAGATGATAGAACTTTCGTCTATGCATTGGCAGATCAAGTGTGGGGCCTGACAAGACATCCAACAGACCCAGAGCGTCTCTACTGGTCAGATGGTAATACGGCGTACTATGCCAATGTGCGCGAGCATATGGGTGGCGGCAGTCCGGTCATCACATCTTTGTCCCCATTATTGGCAGGGCTCATGTTCAATGAAGATGGAACTGAACTCTATGCAGCTAAGATCGATTTGCCATCTAGTTGCGAAATAAGAGTGTTAGATCCCGATACGATGAATCCAATTCGAGACCTGAGTATTGGCAGTAGCTGCCCGTTCAAGTTCATACAAGGAACTGATGCTAGCGCGCCAAATAGCTTGTGGCTGTGCGACATCATCAATGGAACGCACAACGGACAGCTGTTCCGAGTTGACCGTACCACTGGCGTCATCGATAAGACGATTGAGTGTCGTCGGTACCCGATGGGTGGCCTTATTGTTGGTGACTTCATCTATGTATACTGCAAGAACAGTGATGTCGGCCATGACCCACCTGCCGGATTCGGCATGTTCAAATATCAGATATCGACAGAGTCTGAAGTTGCGAATTTCATCAATGCAGATGACGGCGATCCATACATTGGGCAAGAGTCTAACGCTGTTGTCGTCGATGCACCATATATCTCAGTCGGCTGGGGCATTGGCCATAAAGTGTTCGATACCACAGTAGACGCATACCTTGACGCGCCGTAGCGCGGGAGATTCACGATGAGCAATAGCCCGAACAAACAAATACCTTATGTTCCAGAAGGAACGCTGGACCCTGCTGCTGGTCTCAACGACGCAATCGATGTCCTAGACGCTATCGATAGCGTTGTCGGTGTTCTCAGCATAGGGCTGACTGAGCCTCCAACTGCTAGCGATGGTGACCTCTACATCGTAGGCGAAGACGCCACTGGTGACTGGACCGGACTTGACAATCGTCTGGTTCGATATGTGGCAGATGGCGACTTCTGGCGAAGCTTCTTGCCAGGAGCTCAAGTAACGCTGGTATACAATCGCGAAGACGGCTTACTCTATCGTTTCGACGAAGTCAATTCGCCAAGTGGATGGATCATCGCAGCTGGTATCGGAGATGCGCCGAGCGATGGTACGCGATACGCGCGCAAGGATGCTGGTTGGGAATCCTTTGCGTTTCCGGTACGAGCAGAACGTGTGACATGGATTAGTCCGATTGACGGCGTAGCCTTGGATGACAGCGTAAACTATGTAGACTTGGTCATTCCATACGATGGCACGATTATCGGAATGCGCGTTACTTCGAAGGATGGCCCTGGAACCGCTGTCATCGATATCCAGAAGAAGGCATTCGGTAGCTGGCCTCCTGATGGAACCAATTCCATTTTGGATACTAGCAAGATCACCATCACCGCGGCTGACACATTCTCGACAGACACGCCTCTTAGCGATGGCTTTGAAGATATCGATGTGGAGGCTAACGATGTTCTACGATTTGTTCTCGATTCCACGGACACCTTCACTGGGCTGTTCGTGACCCTCCTGATTCAACCTCTGTAAGGTGTAACATGACAACAGCAGCATGGTCTTCACGTGTCCGTCACGATTCTGACGCGATGTACTGGGAATGGAGAGATGAGTTTATCACAAAGCTTGGCCTTCTTGTTGCCGGCGGTGCGTTAGCAGCAGATGAGACCAACATCACTCCGGGTGCCGGTGCGCGCGCAAGTACAAATGCCGAGCAGGGATACGCAGTCTATCATTTGGATGATTCCTTGCATGGTACTGCACCGGTCTATATTCGGTTCGGATTTGGAACGGCATCGAACGCATCGTGCCCGCGTATCCGCGTTACTGTCGGTACGAGCACGAATGGAAGTGGCGTGCTTGGCGGAACAGCGCTTACGGCGTCGCTGGTGTGCAATTATGAAGGTGCAGGTGTGCAGTCGAGCGACACAGCGCGCCAGAGCTACATGTCTGGGACAGACGGATTCTTTGGATTTTCATGGAAGATTGGGTACTCTACAACGCCAGAAGCCTTCTTTGGTGTCACACGTACTTGTGACGCTGATGGCGTTATGGACGCGCGAGGCGCACTATGCATGTATTTCGGTAGTGGAAACACTACGAAAGGCATGCAGGCACTGCGCTTTGCGGCAACGGCTGCGGCATACACGGCCTCAACTTCTAGCGTGGATCTCAGCTTCTTTCCACAGAAGGAGAACGGTCTTATTGGTTCAGATATTCGGCTCGGTGTAGGCTGGAGCATTATTCCTGAACCAACGCCGATAACCGGCTTCTGTACGACGCGTCTTACAGACTTCGCACCTGGAGCGACATTCACCGCAGCACTAGTCGGTAGTACACCAAGAACGTATATAGCACTGACGAGTTCAGCGGTGACACCAGTGGCAAGTACATCGCAGAATGGCGGTGCGAATTATTTGGGAATGCTTTGGGAGTAGATTATGGCATTCGTCATTTGTCCATACATAAACTACAGTGATTCGCCACCACCGAATCCTATCGGACCGGTACTGCAGATGTCTGGGATCATAGGTGTGGCGCAAGAAACGGTTGTCGGGCCAGCATACCGAGCTGGAAACTCGTATGTTCCAGTTGTACCAGCCGGAGCAGCAGGTGTTGATGTAGCGCCGGTTGGATATGCGGGTTAACTAGGAGATACCAGATGAACGTGTGGGAAATTGCGTTGAAGTTAGTTTTCGGGCTGGTGCCACCGAGCGTCTGGAGACTGTTCAAGGGGAGCAGATTGGCAGCTAAGTATCAGCATGCTGAACGGCGTAGTATCGATCGAGACGTCTTCATTTGGGAGGTATTTGTGTCTATCACATCAATGGGATTAGTGGGCGTCGCAGTGCTTACATTCATCGGCAATGGGTTCGCATTGGCGAAAGATCAGCGAAGCACTGAGAAGCAAGTTATTGCGACTCGACTCGAACAGCTTGAGTGGCGCATGTTTGATCTACGGGTCAAACAGTGTGAAGCGATCAAACGTGGCGAGAGCCCGCAAGTGTACACGGTTCAACTCGCAGAACAGATGAAGACTTACCGCGCCATAGCAGGCAGAGACCCTGATCTGCCTCGGTGTGAGCAAGTATGAGCGAGTCATTAGGCCAGAAGCAGGAACGCTTCGCACTGGCATTTGCTAACTGGATTGTCGCTGTTGCGGCGCTCGGTTACAGCATTCGCCTTGGCGAAGTACTCCGCAGTGATGAGCAGGCTGAGATCAATGCCATCGGCAACGACGGTCGCAAGAAACTGTCTGCAGAACTGATGGTGCATTGGCCAGAGCTCGCAAAGCGCATTGCCAACAATGCAGGTTCTGGGATCAGGAACAGCCTGCATGAGATCAAGCTTGCTGCAGATGTGAACCTCTTCTATCAGGGTCAGTGGATCAGTGATGGCAACAGCGAGCACTGGAAGAAGTGTGGCGAACTGTGGGAATCGATGGGCACTGACCATCGTTGGGGCGGACGCTTCGGTGATGGCAACCATGTCAGCATCGAGCATGAGGGACGCAAGTGAAAGATTCCTTCTATGGCCCGATCCGCAGCTTTGAGTGGGATTTGTGGAAGCTATGGCTGCGCAAGGGATCGAGCATTCTCGAGCTCGGCAATAAGAAGAACATCCTTGGCGTATACAAGATCTTCCTTGAGAGCAAGGGATACCAGCATGTGAGCATCGATATCAATGGTCAGGATGGCGCACTGCCGTTTGACTTGCGAGAGCCGGTGCCGCCATTGCTCGAGAAGCTGAGATTGCCACGTCAGTATGATCTGCTGACGAACTCTGGGGTCATTGAACATGTCGATGTCAATCAGGAAGCGGCATGGCGCAACGCCTTTGATCTTGTCAAAGTCGGCGGTGTGCAGATCCACATTACTCCGGCTGCCGGGCACTGGTTGAATCATGGACTCTATCATCCAACGATTGAGTTCTTTGAGACGATGGCTATTGCGAATGACATGGTGGTGCATACACTCGAGAAGTACAGTTGGACGAAAGGCAAGGTCTTGATAAGGGCTGTCTTGCAGAAAACACGAGACATGGATTTCCAGTATCCTGGAGATCACTTGCTTGATGATACGCCGCGTCGGCATGCTATTGCACGCGGCAAGCCTTTGAGTTGATCGTAGTTACAAGAGGAGAGCTGAGATGAGAAAGATGCTGATGGTTGGAACAATCGCCGCGATGCTTGCGGCAGGTGCAGCGCTCGCTGCTACTTTGAATATCTCATGGCAGAACGCCACACAGAATACGGATGGTTCCGCCATTCCAGCTTCTGGGGCCGGAAGCCTCGTATCCACGACGGTGGAGTATGGTCCATGCAACGCTGCGAAAGATGCGCTCGCATCTATCACTGGCACCATCACGACGCCATATCCTGGAACGGCACCGGCCACGAAGCCGGATGTTCCGCCCGGTACATGGTGCGGTCGTGCATGGCATACGAACACATACGGGGTCACCAGTGATCCAACGGCAGTGGCCTCAGCGGTGAAGGATCCGCCGAAGCCGAACAAGCCGGCAAATTTTTCGTTCGGATTGTAAGGGCTCTGCTGGGCTTACTATCCAAGATATTCTAACTGGCAGAAGAGAGGTTTAAGATGGACAAGATCGGTATGCTCGATTCAGCCGTCATCAGAGCATTGCTGCTCGCGGTGGCTGGTCTGGTAGGTTTGATACTTTCGTTCTTCGGTGTGACTCAGGAGATGTTTGACGCGCAATCGTCAAGGGTGATCGATGCTGTGCTGCTGGTTATCACGACCGGCTCTGCCTTCTATGCCATGTGGTCTCGAGCGCGACATGCGACGCCGCCCATTACCGATGCTGCGGTAAAGGCTACGGAGCAGCGTGTTGCACAAGAGACCGCTGACAAGCAAGGCGGAAGAGCCAGTGTGTCGCTTCTCAGTCTCATTGCTGGCATCGGTGTGATGTCAGTAGTGCTGATGGCAAGTGGATGCGCTTCACTCAACCCGGTGAGAGCCGCGCAGAGCTCAGAGCAAAAGGCATACGCGCTCTATGGAGAGTTCGTAGTGTTCGAAGAGCAGGCTGCGGTCTTATACCAGAGCTCGACGGCATCGGCGAAAGTGAAGACTGCATTACGCGCAGCAGATGCAGTGGCGAAGCCGCTGGCTGACAAACTGCTGGACGCCGCACAGTCAGTGCTTGCCATCAAATTGGAACTGGATGCCGGCACTACTACGAAGGACAAGCTGCTGATCGCACTACAGAATCTCGATCGGTACATTACCGAAGCCGGTCCGAAGATCAAAGCGCTCGGTAGCGCATTCAAGGAGGCAACATGAGCTTGCAATCGACGTTCTCAACTATCTCAGCTCTGCTGAGTGGACTGAGCCTTGCTGCGCGCAATCCGGTGTTCTCCGGTGCTGGTGTGGCAATCTCAGCGGTACTGGATCTGGCATCGTCTCTGGTGGCGCGTGGTGAAGCCGGAGCTGCAGAGCTCGAGAAGCTGACCGAAGAAATCAAAGCGATGGTGGCCGAAGGTCGACAGCCGACGGCTGCAGAATGGAAGTCGCTGCGGTCTCGATCAGATGCAGCACATGCCATTCTTCAAGGGACACCGGCATCAGCGCCGGAACCCGAGAAGCCGGTGGACAGTGGTGGCAGTGGTGATGGAAGCGGCGGTCAGCAGACGTAAGATCTGAGACGTTCAAAAGGCCCGTCACCTTGAGTGGTGACGGGCCTTGTTCTTTATTAGACTAGGTTCTGCAGCGAGCACATCTCGGTGTCGTAACCGAAGAGCTCCATTAGACGCATGGCGCTCAATGACATGGCGCGCAGTTCTTTGCGCAGCTTGTCAACGTCTCGATCGGAGTCGAGTATCTCCTCGTCGTCCAATTGAGATATGGCGTCTTCAAGTGTGGATAGTTGCGCATGCACAAAGCCACGTTCATACTCGCCAAGTTTCGCCGGCTTGGGTTTCTTGCTTGTCTTCTTGCTAGCCATGTTCTCCGTCTCCTGTAGATAGAACGGGAGCACGGTAGCGCGCAATGCGCAGCGTTGCAACGGTAATGCCCGGTGCCTAGGGCCGGCTTTGCGCCCTAGCACATGTGCGCCCGGTAGGGCAACTATTCACTGCCTATGCCGCCTCTTTATAGCGGCGCGGCCCGGTAGCGCGGGCCTAGGCTGGCCCGGTGCCGTGGCCGGCTGGCAGGCCCGCGCCGTGGGCAGCCTAGGGCCTTGCCGCCCCATGCCCACACTGCCACGGCGCACCCGGCCAGCCCTAGGGCGCGGCAGGCTGGCCGGCTGGCGCTGGCCCGGTGCTGGCGCTGGCCGGCTGTACGGGCCGCAGCGTAACCGGGTCCACGGGTATCAGCGGCTCGTCCGCGCCACGGTACAGCATAGCCGGCTTGATGGCTCTGTCGCAGTTCGGGAGGTGTGCGCCGTTTGCGCCACCACACAGATTGCATGTGATCAGCACAGCCTGAGATGAACGCTCTGCTGGATGCGCATTCGAATCTGTCGCCAGTGGATTCGGTGGATCGCCATTGTCCCATTCAACCTCACGAACTTGTCTGTCCAGTTCTGCTGAGAGCACAGCCGGCATCGTTGACGCACGTACCTGGGTCAAGTAAGAATCGAGTTCAGACAGTGCCATCTCGATATCGGCCTTTGTGCGCCACCAGATGACCAGCTTGGTGATGGTGCCTTGGAAGTAGTCGAGTTTGAACGTCTCAATAATGGTGTACAGACCAACACCAGACGACAGCCGTGCTTCGTTTGGACGACCATGCGCTTCAATGACTTCGAGATACTTCTCGAGGTAGTGTCTTGACTTCTCGAGGTCTTGCAACCCATTCTTGTTCCGCCACCTGAACAGGTACTTGGTAATATTACCTTGGAAGTAGTCGAGCGCCAGGATGGCAACCATGTCCCAGTGTTGCAGATCTGGTTTGCCGTGTGCCTTGTAGTGGTCGCCACCGACTTGTGTTGAGTTCGCGTTGGACATTCACTTTCCTCCTGAGCATGTGTTGTAGAGTATGGCAAGTATGATCATAGTGATGATCCAGATAACGATGCGCCACGGAATGAATCGTTTCGGTTCTGCTGGCGGTTGCTCGATAACATTCGGAGCCGCCATCTGCTCGAGATCCTCGAGGGTGAAGTTGACCACTGCACGACAGTCAGCGCACATCGACTGGCGCTGTGCCAGTGTGCTGATGTCGACCCATGTACCAGTGCATCCAGGCTTCGTATGGAACGTGTCACCAGTCATCGCCGCACCAGCCCTCGCGCTATCTCGTAGCGCTTTATGACGAGAGCCATGATCTCATGCTCTACAGGCTTGCCATCATCCAACAGACGGTCTGAGCCGATCGCATCGAGTATGCGGCCAACCATAGGTAAGGCACTGTGGTTGCCACGCGACACTTCTTCAAGGGCAAAGAAGGCCAGCTCCACTCTGTCGGCCAGCTTCAGCAGGCGCTTCTCATCGTCTGTTAGCTCGACATCTAAGCAATACGTGGCTTCTATCTGAGCCTCGGCTTCTTTGTACGCCCTGCGCAGATCAGGAAAGTCACGAAGCGTTGGCGATGGAGTGTCACCTACCTTCGCCTCCGCGACATCGTGGTAGAGGCCAGCCTTCAACAAGTTGGCGCTGCACTTGCCGTCTGTCAGTTCGATGAGAAGCAGACATACACCGAAGCTGTGAGCACCGACACTTTGTAGTTCTACAGTGGGCATAGTGTGGAAGCGGATGATACGCTGTGCTGATCGCCCAAGTTCCAATCGAAGGATATTCACTCTGATCTCCCAGCACGACGCGCTATCCACTGCATAGCTGCCAAGCGCCAGTCGCACTCCACCATGTTCTCAGACAAGTGATCGATGGCAGCCTGTGCTCTCATCACTTTCGTATTGCGATCTGTTTCAGAATGGTAGATAACCCATGCTTCTCGCATAGGGACAGCCACTTTCTTGAAGAATGGTACTTTTGGAGACGCACCATTGCAGAAGTCTTCGCACTCTTGCAACCATATCTTCCAGTCCAGATGGTTGAAGCCACTCATCAATGGAAACGGTTGCATGCCTGTCTGGTAGTAGTCCTTGTCCCAGTCCGGACTGTTGATGATCTTTCTCCATGTCTCCTGCGCTTGGTCTGTGTAGACATGGAAGCTGTCACTGATCTGACGGTATACACCTACCGGCACATCGATTGCAGAAGCTATGAACTCTTGCAGCACAGAGAACTGAACGACGTTGGCCCCATACGCACCCCATAGAGCATCGTTCGAACGGCAGCATACCGTCATGTTGAGATGGCCGTCACGAATCTTGAACATGACCATATCATTGCACGGCATGTCTTTGGTCTTGGCACCGAGATCGACTGCCGGGTCCCAGATACTGAGAACGACTTGCCGTGTGCTGTGGTCTTGCGACAGCAGTTCGATCGCGACCCTAACCTGATCGATGGCATCAACTTCACCAACGGTAGCGTCTGGGATAAAGTGGTTGCGTAGTCGAAATCCGTAGGGCGCATGGAAGGTTGAGCCATTGTCCGAATAGTTCCGCATTTGCTTGTTGTATGCCGCAAGGAATTCGACGTCAGCACGGCCAGCCAGAATCCATAGCGCTTCCATCAGGTGGAAGAACGGATTGGCGTCACGATGAGGAGACCAGAGCACTCGTTCTGTCGGCTCGCTGTACTCCGTTGTCACAACACCTCGGTACTCCATTGTCTGCATACCGCGTGGACTGATATCGCGCCAGAAGTAGTCGCGACGAGGATCCTTCATCGACATGCGCAACTTTGAGAGCGCTTGATTCACATTGCGAACCCTGATAATGGTAGCTTCTTCGAATCTCATATGTGCGCTCCTTTGTTTGAATTGGCGAGGTCATCTGCGAGTGATTGCGGCGTGCCCCACTCATGGAGCATGTCGCGGTTGATTTTGACAGCGAGCTTAGTGCCGTGCAGATGTTCGAAGACACCTGACAAGTAGAACTCCCCATTGGCTGCTGGCGCTGCGCGTATATTGGCGGTGACAAGATCTTTGGCGCTTCGAAAGTAGAATGCTCCGGCTAGTGCATACGGACTGATGGGATTCTTCTCCGCACCCTTTGAGAAATAAGGATACCCATCGACAAACCCGTATCTGTCATGGTCGGCTTCGAAGACCAGTGCTGCGGCTGACGCGTGTGCGCGCCGTGCTCTGATTACCATGTACATTGGGGCATATCCGTCGAAGGCATTGTCACTATTGACTACAAGAAGCTCATCTTCTGGGCTTACTGCGTTAGCCATCATAGCTACGGTACAGGCTTGTCCAGTGCTGTCTACAATAGGCGTCACGGTATACAGTGGTAGCGCTTCTTCGAAGCGTTCTCGATCATCAAACTTGACACCGACTGTAGTATGTAACGCTACGCCTACGGACGCTACGATATGCTCGATCATAGTGGCTCGCTTGCCACGCCATTCAATCTGCATGAGACCTTTTGGAGTTGTGTATCCGGCGTCTTTGAAGCGCTGGCTCTCACCAGCAGCAGGGATCAACAGGTGCAGCATATTGTCCACTCCGTACTTGCGCGCATGAGAACAGCGGCGGCAGCGTTGTCCTCAAACATTATGCCTGGAACATTGCTCTCATTCATTGTACGAATCTTGGCTTCCAACGTCAGTGAGCAAAGCCATTCTACTTGTGCAATGATTGGAAAATGGTAAGCGAGTATTTGCAGAGCATTGTAAGAAGCGCCGGTAAAGATTCTTGGCGCACGACCACCAATAGCCAGCGCTGTGAACAGCGACATCAGCGGCAGCGGGCGTACTTCTTTCGCATGCTCCATATAGTATTGCTGCTTCAAACTGTGAACGCGCTGAGCTTCTATCGCGTCACCTTTGAACCACTCTGCGAATGTTTTGCCAAAGAAGTCCTCCGGAGGAGGGTGGCCGGCATGTGTGTAGGCATCGCGAATCACCTTGCGCGTGTCTACCAATGTGCCATCTAAATCGAAAGCGTATTGCATATGTACTCCGTCGTCACTCGGTCTCTGCAGAAGGCGTCATGGATAGCGGCTACGCGCCCTTCAGCCCAGAGTCGCTGTGGTGCGCGCTCTTCAGTGTCTGCATACGGTATGATGCGCATGCAATGGACCATGCACCAGAACCATGCGCGCCGCACTGTCATGGGGTCCATGCCAATGGTAAGGCTATGAGCACACACCTTGCCGTCGTACGACCAGCCGGCAATGGACTTCTCCCAGCCGACTGCAGACTGCAACAGCTTGCCCATGTCCACCGTCCAGTGCGATGGTATGTATGGCGACCGCAACGGGTCTATCAACACGAAGTCATAGCCTCTAATCATAGTATTGGAAAGCGTCGGGTCGCCGTGGATAACTTGCCAGTTAGCCTGATCCAGCCACATACTGCACAGCATCGGTTCGATGTCGATACTCGTCACGTCATGGAAGCGCTGTGCCAGCAGATACTCCCAGTTGCGCGGTTGTCCGCTTGTGTCTTGTATCGGCCATACATGCCGCGCCAATAACTGCCGCACATACTTCATGGTCCGATAGGCTGTGTCTATGTGCAGTGGTCTCAGCTCTTCAAGCCGCTCCATACGATACGAGTCACCGAACTTCTCGAGTACCTTTGGACACACCTTGTTGAGTGGGTAGGTCTCACAGAGCTTACCTTGCTCGAATACTCCCTCACCTGTCTTGATGACCGATGCCTCTTCAATCTGAATAGTCGCACGACTGAACCCCTTCACTTCTGACTCCCTTGATATGCCTTCTTCCAGTAACAGATCACCTCTTTGCGAGGTGTGCTGAGTTTGTAATCCTTCTCCACGACCTTTACCAGTCCTGGATGCAGCTTCGCCAGCTTCTCGGCATCCTTATTCGATGCCTCCATTGTGCGTTCTAGCTTGGCACCACCGGGACCAGCACCATAGGACTGATCCACGCAGAACTCTGCCAGCACGCGGTTCTGGTAGCCGGCACTAAGTAGCTGCAGACAATAGTCCATGTCCTCACGATGCTCGATGCGTCCCAGTTCGCAGTGCTTCAGCAAGACATCAGTATTGTAGCCAAGCGCATAGATCATCCGGCTGTTAGGCTCCCACCGCAGGAAGGCTTTCTCATCAGCCTTGCCGATGTTCGTACCTTCGCCGCGTTCCTTTGCCATGCGGTTGCGCTGCATGGATTCGAGATTGTTGTTGCCCTGCCTTGCCGAGACACCGACATGGGCAAACTTGCCGAGCTTGCGTTCCAGAAGCTGGAGCATCAGATCGACATCGTCCTCATCACACTGCTTGAGGAAGGTCGGTGTCTTGTTGTAGTCGCGGCGACAGAAGCGCAGGTCATCATCGAACATTACAATCCGCTCGCCAGCGAACTCCTTGATGATCCATGCGCGCTTCTGAGCAATGCTCTTGATACGGTCTGGTACGACCATGACCTCGATGTCAGTCTTCTTGGTTTTCTTCTGAAGACCGGGCGCGTCTTCGTCATCGCACACCAGCACAGTCCTGTCGTGCCACGACTCTGGAATGCATCGCAGCGTGAACTGTCGGTCGTTGCGACGATAGGTCGGTATGATGATTTTCATTATAAGATCCCCGTAGCTTGGGCATTCACCAGCCTTGCGTTGTCCAATGCGTTGCGCCATTTGAACGTGGCGCCGATGCCGGAAATGGAGTGCTTCGTTTCGCGCAGCGTCACATACTGCGGCCATGCCTTTGCGAGCCGCTTGAACGCGGCGCGCTCCACTGCCACGGTCCTGAACTTCTTCAGACCACCGACCGCGTAGTATTTGGCATCCTTGCTGTACTCGCACAGCACGCCAGCCGGCAATCCAATGGACAGCAGTTGCAGATGCATATCATGCTCTTGGTTCAAAGGCATCCTAAAGTTCGGCACCGGCACCTTCAGCTTTCTGGCTCTGGCTTTGATCATCTTGATGTTGTAGCCGAGAACCTGATTGTAGCGCCCATCAACCTTCACGCCACGAGGCTGGTGCTGTGACATGAACTTGTCGATGAGACCAGCGTGTGCATAGGCGCTCAGAACATGGTTCATGGTGACCAGCATACGCATGACTTCTTTCGAAGAGCTCTTCTTGAACGATCCATCACGCTTGCGATCGAAGAACGTGAGATCATCATCGAGCATCACCATGCGGCCAGCACGGCACTTCTCGAAGAGCTTGGCGCGTTTCTCGCATAGAGTCTTGGCCTGTATGACTATGACACGACTACCCCACTCAGCGCGGTAGTCTGGCAGTGTTGGATCATTAGCAGCGACGACGATCTTGAAGTTGACACCTGCCGCAACCAGAAGCTCGGCTGTCTTCTGATTGTGCGGGCGACCACGACTTGGGATGTAGATCTTCATTCTTCATCCTCGTCTTCATCGTCGTTATCATCGCGCGCATAGCGCCGACTATCCAGCTTGCCAGCAGCCGGAAGGCCGAGCAACTCGCGCTCACGCTTCGACAGTTTCGAGAGCGCTTTGTTGGCGTCTTCAGTCTCAGCACGGCGCGCATCTTCAGCGGCCTTGCGCTTGGCATCGCGCTTCTTGTGGCGCTCCCACCATGCTTCGAACTGTTTGCGCGTGATGCCTGCCTCTTTCCAGTTGATCTTGGCAACCACATTAGGCAGACGGCCTAATGCTTCGAGTGCAGTCATGAGAGCACATGCGATGGCCGGAGCCATGCGGTCGTCGCGCTCTTCTTGACTTGGCGGGTAAGGTACGCCACCATCAGTACATGGCATTGTGAATCTCCTACCTTGTTCTTACGACGCTCAGAATGACAGAGGTGCCTTTGGTGAACTCCGCCAGCATCTTCGGCATGTCTTCTTCAGTGTCAACAGTGAAGTTGATGGTCTCCATGTTGCCATCATGAATGTGCGTAAGCGCATAGCGCAACGCTGTGCCGTTGTCAGTCTTTTTCTTGCCGATCTTGATTTCCATTACTGTCGTCTCCTGTCGTTATTGAGTCGTCTGTGGCACTGCTCGATGTTCACGTAGCGTGCCAACCCTGCCACGCTGACTAACAGCGTAAGCGTTCAATTCTCGCCAGAACTTTAGTTTGCGTTCCACCTCGTTCTCCGGCACACCACTATGAAGTACCGACCAAGCAGTCCATACGACTTCTGAAGAGAAGTGGCATCCGTTGTAGCATCGTCTTTGCGGGTCTGTGTTGACCTCTATCTGCAACCTTGTCTCTATGGTGAACTTAGCCATCACTCATCGTCCTTGTAGTGGGTTACGTGACGGTCGATTGGAGGCCTGTACCTGCTGCGCGGCTTGCCCTCGCCATTCTTAACGCGCATGTACTTGTCGAACTCGCAAAGCGAATGTTCGATCTCACGCATCTCGAACGGCACTCCTTCCTTGGTCATATCGAGATGCTTCTGCAAATCCTTTGGCACCATCGTGAGAAGCTCACGCATGGCACTGTTCCAGTCGATTGGCTTGCCACCCTTCTTTTCAGCACTGCCATACAACAGCCGACGGATGCCGCGCTTTGCGCCCGGACCTGGATTGGCCCAAGCCAGTACGTCGCGCGCATTGTTCAGCACCTTGGTGAACCGCAGGTCGCACGCGATCTCGTAGGCCACAAAGCTACCGACAGTCGGAATGCACTGCAGGATCTCGACAGCCTTCTCCATCGACTTCTTGCGCTTGATCTTGTTGGCTAACCTGATCTTGCGCTTGTAGGCATAGTCCACAGCCTCGCAGATAACCTGGATCTTCGACTCTGTGCGATTGCCATTCGACACGATGTATGCGCCGGTAAAGATCTGCTCATGATCTTCGTCGCGACGCTGCTCGAGAATCTTGATGGCCTTCTTGAGGTTCCAGTCCTTGCGACCGGTGATGCCATAGAACAATGCGTCGTAGGTTTCCGGCAGGTTGAACAGCCGGAACATGATGCAGTGAAAAAGGATATCGCTGTTCTTCAGCTTCTTGCCACGGTTCAGCAAGTGGACATAGCGATCTTGCCATGCCAGCGACACTCGATCAAGCTGCCGGTACACGTTGGTGAACTTGTACTCGGTGAGGATCTTGTCCTTGGTCCAAGGGTGCGGTTCTTTCTCCTTGAACCGCTTCAGGTATATTGCATGGCGCTCTCGCATCCAATACCAGAACATCTTCAGCTGAGAAGCGCGGAACTTGAACTTCGGTTTCTTTGTCTTAGCCATTGGATGCACCATCGTCATCAACTTCTATGACTGTGATCCCCTTCCTGTCGCAGCGAGTCTTGAACTCCTCAAAGGCATTGCGCGTATCCAAGTTGATCACCTGCATGGCAACAGCACAGCCGTTATTACCGAACTGTCCGCCAGTGCCACGCTCTGTCGCCACCACTAATGCTCTTACCATCATGACCTCCCGTTAAAGTAGAAGGCCGCATTGCTGCGGCCCTCTATCCTGCACCATTGGTACAGTGCCCCGATCAGTACTTCAGGAAGCCGTACTTCGCCAGGAACGGTACGAACTTCTTGACATCCTTGGCCGAGATGTCCTCGTCCGCGGCCTTCTTGACCAGCGCCTTCAGCGTGATCGTCTTGGCAGCACGCACCAGTTCCAGCAGCTTGGTCTTGCTGCCCTTCTTCGGACGCTTCTTCACGAAGCTGATCTTGGTGCTGTCTTCCAGCTTGCCCAGCTTCTCCTTCTTCGCCGGCTTGTCCTTGACCTTCTTGTCGGCCTTCTTGGCCTTGCCCTTTTTGCCTTTCTTCACTTCGTCATCCTCCTCATCGTCGGTGTCTTCATCTTCGTCATCTTCGTCATCTTCGTCATCGCCCTTGGCTTTCTTGGCCTTGCCCTTCTTGCCCTTGGCGAAACCCTTGGACTTGGACTTCTTGCCTTTCGGCTTCTCGTCCTCGTCGTCCTCGTCGTCCTCGTCGTCCTCGTCATCCTCCGAGTCTTCATCGTCCTCGTCGTCTTCCGAGTCCTCGTCGTCGTCCTCGTCATCCTCGTCGTCATCCTTGGCCTTGGACTTCTTGCCGGACTTGGCCTTGGGCTTGGACTTCTTGCCTTTCGGCTTCTCGTCCTCTTCATCGTCCTCCGAGTCTTCGTCCTCGTCGTCATCCTCGGAGTCTTCGCCCTCATCGTCCTCGTCATCGGACTCGTCGTCCTCATCCTCATCCTTGTCGCCGGCAGCCTCTGCCGCAAGTGCGAGACGCTTCTCTTCCAGGTCTTCATCGGTCATGAACCGCATTTTCTTGTCCTCCTTAGATGGACGCTTGCGTGATTCGACGGGCCAATCATCAAGCACAGTGCGGTCCGTCAGCCGCAAGGTGCCCTTCTTCTCGACGGCCTTCAATGCCAGAAGCATCACGTGCCGTGCGAAATGGAAAGCTTCGGTCCATGACTTTGACGACAGCCCTAGCGGGCCTTCATCAGCTGTCAGACCTTTGTATGCCAGCGCTCCGAGTTCGTTCCATGAGCAGGTGCTCAGTATGGATACGATCTCGAACATGAACTGAGGCTCTGCCTGCTGCTTTGGCAGATACTCGCGATACTGTGGCGGCTTCTTTTCCTTGAGCTTACACAGATCGACGAAGGCATCGAATAGATTGTTCGTGAAGACATGCACCTGCTCTTCCTTGAAGAGTGCCTGCCGCAGGTCTTCACCGCGCAGACTGGTCGCCAGCTTGCGCCGCGACTTCTTGCTGGCCTTGGCTTCGTCGCGCATGCGCTTAGACCGCTTGCCTGCCCTGCGGTACTTCTTGAGGTCCTCGTCAGTCGACGGCACAAACCCACTCTTATCCTTCTTTGGCGGGTCTGGATCGAACGGAGGATCCTCCGACTTCTTCTTACGCCGCTTTTTTCCGAAAGCCATATTGCTTCTCCATTGCTTTGAGGATGCTCTGTTGTGTCTTGTCTTTGCTGCGAATGGCGAATCTCATCGTCTCATCCACAGTGTTGCGCACCAGAATACGATACAGCAGCACGCGTCGGCGCTGGCCCTGTCGCCACACTCTCTGATAGAACTGCTCGTAGTTCTCAAGGTTCCATGTCATCGCATAGTAGATAACGATGCCGCCCTTGCCTTGCAGGTTCAGTCCGTGTGCGATGGACTCTGGGTTGCCGAACACCACTGGATGCTCGCCACGTTCCCACTCGTCGATGATCTTATTGACTACACTGTCCTTTGTGCCACCGTCGATCAGCGGTGCGTTGATGAAGTTGTTGGGCGCGTCATGCTTCTTGAAGTAGTTCTGTATGCGCTTGTAGTCGTGCTTGAACTCCACCGCTACCAGCGCAGGCTCACCATTCAGCTCTTCGAGCAAGTCCAGCAGGTTCTCTTCCTTCTCGTTGTGGATGGTCAAGAACTTTCTGTTCTTCTTGTTGCGAACCTTCTCTTTGTCAACCTTCTCATTCGACAGGTAACGGCCACGCTCGTCAATGAAGATGCCACCATTGGCAATCTGTCGCAGCTTACCACTGGCGACCGCAGCGTTGGCCGCGACGATCTCATTGCTCTGCCAGTTGACGATGAACTCCTTCTCGAGTTCGTCGTACATGGCGCGAGCCTTCTTCGGCAGCTCAACCCATCTGTTGATGACCTTGAGTGGTGGCAGGTCTAATTGATCGTGCCCGTAGCGTATGATCAGTGGTGCTATGGCCTTGAAGATTCGCTTCTCAGCACCGTCTTGTGGAACCCACTCATAGCCCTTGTACCCTGCGGGCATGAAGAACCGATTGCGGTACTGTGTGATGAACTTGCCGAGCGACGCGCCAAGATCCAGGATGTACACCTGACTGAACAGGTTCATCAGACCACGGGGCGCAGGTGATCCAGTGCCAATGTACCGACGTATGAACAGCGGCAGTATCTTCTTCAGAGCGCGGAAACGCTTGGTGACAGAGTTGCGCAGCCTTGACGATTCGTCGATCGCCAGCATGATCTTGCCCTTGCTCTTCAGCAGTCGCTTCTGCTTGGCAAGCCACGGCAGTCCTTCGAAGTTCATCAGATACAGTTCGGCGTCCTCTTCGAGCGCCGCTTTCCGGTTACCATGTACTATGCTGATACGGATGTCTTCGAGACCCTTCCATTTCTTGACTTCTCGAGGCCAGACGTTCTGTACGATCTTCTTTTTCGATATGACGAACAGGCAGTCTACAAGACCAGCGGCCCGCAAGATCTTGAAGATCCATAGCCAGATAACGGTCTTGCCTAGACCCGGTGCCAAGAATAAGCCAGCCTCTGGTCTAGTGACTCCGAACTCGATTGCTGTCTTTTGGTAGGGCTTTGGTTTGAATAATTTTCTCGCAGATTGCAATCGCTTTCTTCGCCGTGTAGACCACATAAGTTGGAATCCCCATTGCCTTGAAACGTCGGCGGTAATACTGTTGGATCTTCGTAGGTTCCTTACCGTCGCGCTTGAACTCGAATGCGACTGGTATCGCAAACGGCTTCGATGGCAACAGCACCAGCTTGTCGCTACGTCCCACCTTACCATAGCGCCCAAACATTGTCAACTTGATAACCTCCGCATCCCAGCGTCTCTCGGCTTCGTCCTTGAACTTGCGTTCTTCTACTGCCTCGTCCTTACTCACAACCGTCTACCCTTTGGCTTGCGTGTCGTGCCATCAACATAGCGATGGTACGGCACAGCCCTATCCTTCGGCGGCTCTATCATTGTTCTCATGCGCTTGATAACTGGCGGTGCCTCATATCTGATGGGACAGTACGGACCACACTTCTGAAGCACCCCGTCAACAAAGATGTTGTTCAGCACGATCGGCGTATGGCCCTTCAGCTTCATCTTACTGATGGGTACGACCTTCGACGTACCCTTGCCAGCCACCATGCAACTAGTGTAGATCATTGGATGAGCTTCAGCGTCGGTACTTCTTTGGCCGGCACACAAACAGCGGCAGCTACCTTGTAATAACCACGCGTCATCTTCTCTTCCCACTGTTTGGCAGCACGCTCACAGTCAGCCTGAGACGTGATATTCGGAACCGTTGATACAATCGCTGGCGGTTCGGCGTTGATCACCAGCGTCAATATGAGAATCCACATTGTTGATCTCCCATTCATGGTTTGGACATTTGATTACATGTATGCCTTCAACGTAGCCACAGCCGCAAGGCTTGCTGTCGTGCATGACTACGTCTAGAAGAACTAGAGTCATGGGTCACTCCATGAAGTCTTCGCATGGACCACCCTTGTCTGCACGCAGAAAGCAGAACCTGCAATTGTCACGAGACGGTGACTTCGGCCACTTCTTGCGCGGACTGAGAATCTCTCTGCCACGTTCGGTCCACATCTTCTTGGCGTACTTGAGATATGTCAGATCAAATGTGTGCTGCATGACATACCCTTGATCGCCATACCAGAACTCTGCCTGCACAGCATCGGCCTTTGGAAACAGCTCCAGCCCGATACACCCGTACAGCTCGCCTTGCTCGAGATGGCTTGGATACTCCCTGCCAGTCTTGTAGTCCTGGATGAAGAGCATGTTGTCCGTGACGCGCGATGGCCCTACAGCAGCATCCATCTTCATCACGACCCATGATTGCCACTTGACAGGCTTCCACTTCTCATCGACTCCCCAGAACTGCTCGACGATTGGGTTGGCACGTTTGAGCTCTGCGTACTCCTTCTTCAGCAGGTTGAACGAGTCTGGCAGTTGCTTGATGTTGCCCTTGAGATACTGCTCTGCGATCTTGTGCTGCGCAATGCCGCGCTCCATCTGCGGGCCGGGCTCTTCCTTCATGCCAAGGATGCGGATGTGGTAATACTTGAACATGCACTTGAACATGCCCCAAGCGGAGTAGGACCATCCAGTCGGGAACTTCTCGACCTTCGGAATCTTCAGTCTCTTCATGCTATGCGCACCATTGATATATCGATGTGAGTTGGGCCTCTTGGCATATAGGCATTCGAGTTACCTATGGACGTTAGATGCTCATACTCTATGCGATTCTGCATCGCAGTGAGAATGTACGTGCCAAAGATAACGCCGTCTTGCATGAGAAGAACCTCAGTGTTACCAAAGTAGGCATCATTGAGATCAATAATATTGATGCGCCGTGCCTGCGGCATCTTGCCGTATACAATCACGCGCTCCCCGGGCTTCGGTTCCGGCGCTGGCAATGCCAGCTCTGCGGCGAGCGCCGACGGGAGTACTACTCCAGCCGGCACTGCCACGGCACCGATAAGAAATCCGCGCCGTGAGACGTTCATCGCTGGAAGCTGCCGTCTTCACGATCTGGGCCACCAGTCGTGCGACGCCGCGCTTCTGGTGTGATCGCCGGTGCTGGCGTCGGATGCAGGATCACCGGAGTGAGAACTCCCTTCGTCACCACTTCGACTTGACCGATGTCGTAGTGCTGCGTCTCCTGCGGCTTGCCGTCCTTCAGCTCCTGCGGTTGCAGTCCGACACGAATGCAACCATTGAGCCACGTTGACATCACTGTCACGACACCAGAGAATCCTGTGATCTTGCACTTGCCGAGATCACCGAGTTGAACCATTTCCATTTGACTTCTCCTTACTTACGTTCTTGTGGCAGATCAACCATCACGCCGTTTGGCAGCATCGGCAGATAGGTTGACACTTGCACGCCATTCCAACGTTCGGCGCGCGTGAGCTCGATCTTCAGCTGGCGAAGCTTGACTTCGGTTTCCATGCTCTGATTGATCAGCTTGTTGTAGTCCGTCTCACCCTGACCTTCAGCACGGCGCGCATCAGCGCGCAGTATCGCTGCCTGCTTCTCGCCTTCTGCCTGCGCGATCAATGCTCTGGCACCGGCTTCAGCCTTGATGGACTGTGCTCGCGATTCTTGCTCGATACGATCAGCTTCAGCTTTGGCCTGCGCAACACGCTGTTGAGTGTTCATCGTGCTCTTGATCTGAGCATCGAAGTCATCTGACCAATCCCAATTCGTAAGACTGATCTGCGTGATCTTCACAGGATACAGCTTGGCTTGTTCCGAAGCCGTTGTTCTTGCATCGAGAGCGATCTTGCCGGCACTGCCAGCCAGTTCAAAGATCGTATACTTTCCGATCTCAGCTTTGATGGCGCTGTAGATAGTGTCATTGACAATACCTTCGAGCTTGCTGCGATTGGTGTACACCTTCACCAGTTCCATGACACGAGACGTATCGTATGCCCATGTGACTGTGGCACTGACGCCGATCGACTGATTGTCTTTCGATATCGCGCCATCAGACTTCTCAGTGATCACCACTTGCTGCTTGAACGGATCAGCGCTGACAGTTTCGAAGTGTGAGAACAGCGGTATCTTCATCTGCACGCCGGGACCATACGTCTGATCAGACGCTGTTCCCATCGTCACCTTCACTGCGCGTTCAGATGGCGATATCACTTCGAAGGAACCGAATATGATGATAAGCAGTATGAGCGCTGCGACACCACCAACGGCCAGTTTGAAAGTCTTCAACGGATTCATGTCTAACTCCTCACTCTTGTTGATTGAACTACGAACTCAATAATAGACATGCCGCAGAATGCTGCTGGCATGCCTCGCCTGATGCACTGCGTCTGCCAGTGCATTGTGCTTCTCTCCCTCAAAGTTTTCAGGGCGGATGTTCTTGAAGATGTTCTTCAGCGTTCGATAGCAGCGAGTGTTGTACCACTGCCACGGCTGCTCGATCTTGCAGCGCTTGTACGCATTGGACAATATGACTGGGTCAAAGTCACCACCATTACCCCACAGCCACACTTCCACATCGCTGCGGTCGCCCTTGAGAGAGTATACTTTCATCTCTTCAGCGACCCAGTGATGGAAGTTGTGCAGCGTCACTTCCAGATTGATGTGCTTGTCATTCTTGAGAGCATTGCGCGCTTCGAGCGTCTGGTTCTCCCACCACTTGACGGTTTCCGGATCTACGTCGCTGCCGGGCTGATCAGGGCCGTCACATGACTCATAGAACTGCGAGCCGACGCCATTGACGTCGAAGAAGCATGCGCCGATCGAACGTATGTAGGCATTCGGCGCCAGTGAACACGTCTCGAGGTCTACCATCAGATGCAGTCGCGTCTTCTGCTTTTCCGGTGGCGCTCCAATACCGCGTCGCCACAGAAAGTAGACCACCAGCACTATGATCACAGCTATTGTCATGTAGACCTGAAAACGCATGTCACTTCTCCCTCTTCTTGATTGGACACCACTCTGGTGTCGCGGTTAGTCCTGATCCAAATCCAATGTATCTTGGCATCGTACGATTGACGGCTTCAATGTGCCGTTCAACTGATGGATGCTTGCAGTACCAGTTGTCCGTCGTGCCACCGGGCCGTGCTCTGATTGATCGTGAGCGCATCGTGGTCTGCAGATGTATGCAGCCATTGCAAACTTCATTCCGCACCGTCACGACTCTAAGGGTCGGGCCTTCTTTCATGGCTTCTTGAACCTCCTGACGACTTCTATTACCTTGCGCACATCGACTTCTATTGCACCGGCTTCTACGGCCAGTTTGCGCTTTGCCTTGCAGATATCGTAGTGCGGATAGCGTGCCTTGCTTTGGAACCACTTGCGGTTGACACCTATGGTATCAGCCATCGCATGCAGCTCTTCCAGTGTGTCGGCTACCATGTGGCACATGTGCATGCGACCGAACCTGTAGATCGGCTCGTCGACGTAGACGCTCACTTCTTGGGTGCCTCGTACATCGAGCCGCTGGATTGGCAATGTATCCAATTCTTGTAGCCATCACGGAAGCTGTGATTGGCGAGTGTGCCATCTGGCTTGACGCCAGCACGGCTTCTGCACTTTGGGCACAAGACCACAGACATCTTGCTCGGCGTGACCACAAGCTTTCCGGCTTCCAAGTTGACCGTCGACTTGACGCCATGCTTGCGCTCCATAAGAGCGATGTAGTTGAACAGGTGCGTTATCGGCATGTCCTTGTCCAACGGATATTCAACTGGTGCGTACTTCTTCACGATCTTTGGTATCTTCAATGGCGGGTCTTGGCATAGATGCACCACTCCCTTGTCATCTACCAGACGTCGCGCCTTCACATTGTCAGCGAGCAATACGTTTGCCCACGTCAACCCAGTCTTGACGCTGCAATACTTGCATCCCTCTGTCTTCGCTTTCATGCTGCCTCCTTGAACTCTGAATAGTCTACAGCACGCGCCCATGATCTGGTTGCATACTTGGCTTCCGCCATCATCGGCACGTTGAACTCCATGTCGCACATGGCTTCGATGATGCGCTTGCCATAGATATTGACCTTGCGCACTCGTGGCACCATGCAGACGAGTTCGTCATGCACCTGCACTGCGATGCGCGCTTCTGGCACGCGCTCCTTCACTTGGATCATACCTTGCTTGGTGACGTCTGCGGCAGATGGTTGGATCTGGTAGTTCAACATCTTGTAGTCGAACGACATCCAGCGACCATACTTCTTGACGAACTTCGGCTCTTCACAGAAGTACTCACGGCCACCCCATGTGCGCAGAGGTTCATCACGACGAGCCAGACGCTTGAGCTGCTTCATCAGCTTACTGATCCCAGGTACTGCCTCGAGAATGCCATCGCGCACTTGCTTGGCAGTGTCCTTGTCCGCATCCATCTGCACAGCCAGCTTGTCCACGCCCATGCCGTAGATGATACCGAACACTGTGGTCTTGATGGCCTTGCGAGGAAACTCGATGCCTGTGATATCCTTCACAAGCTGCTGGCAGAACGTATGTACGTCCAGCATCGGGTTCTCAATGTAGGCGCGCATGAGAACGTCTTTCTCGAAATGCGCCAGCAGCCGCAGCTCTTGCTGATTGTAGTCGACGCAGATCATCACACAGTTGTCGTCTGGTATTATATAGTCGCGCAGACCTATGAACGGGTAGTCGTACTCGTCCTTGAGAAGCTTCTGCATCAGCAGCAGAACATCTTTGTTCTTCGACTCTTCGACATTAGCGCTGATGTTCTGCATGTTCGGATCGCTGCTGCTATAGCGACCAGAGCGTGCGCCACCGCCACCTTCGTCATAGCCGCGCACCTGATTGAACTTAGGCAACAGTCTGTCACCAGTGAGAATGCACTGGTCCATCCACGGATGCATGAACGACGAGATAGTCTTGTTGGCAACAGAGTGGATAGCCAGCAGGTTCAGCAGCTCTTTGTCGTTGCAGCCTTCTTGCAGCAGTGCGATCTTCGTGCTGACCTTGCCAGTAGGCGTGCGGCTGATCTTGTCAAGCTTGTGCGCTTTGATCATCGCATCGGCAAGCTGTACACCTGAGTTGAGGTTGAAGCCCTTCGGGTTCTCAGGTGACTTCATGTTCTTCGGATCGAGACGCAGCTTCTTGGCTATGCGCCGCAGTACGTCACGATCCATCTGCTCGAAGACTGCAGTGCCCTTCTTCAGACGTTTGACGTCGATGCGAACACCACTGCGCTCCATCTCGAGCGTGATGGGCACGCACTTGAGCTCTCGCTCGTACGCTTCTCGCATGCCTCGCCTGTCGACTTCCGGCATCATCTTCTTGTCGAGGCGATAGGTGCGACTCACGTCACCGATGGCATACTTGCCAACTAGACCACCGGGAGCCTGATCAATGTACTCGCCCCATGACGACGGCTTCTTGCGCGCCGCAGGTATATGGTCGATGATCCATTCACGCAATCTGTCCTGCTCATCTGGAGCCATGTCTAGATGGTCAGCAGCCAGACCCTTCAAGTCCAGCTCTTGTGCGTGTGGGTCCAGCAAGAATGCTTGGAACAGCGTATCGTCGAAACGCTTGGGCGGTTTGATGTTGAGATGGCACTCGCCAACGTCCATGTCAAATGCGCCGTGATGAAAGAGTACGCGGTCAGCTTTGTAGGCATCCTTGATCTTGGAGCGTGCTGTACCTATGTCGGTATTGTTGCCTTCAGGGTGGCCCCATGCGAGATACTCTTTCTCGCCGTTCGGCCATCGAATGGCGGCACCGACTGGCTTCGGTGGATACTGCGGCCGGCTTCTTATAGCGCCGGTTTCAAAGTCGACCGTTGACGTTTCCACTAACCTCTCCTAGACTGCTCGTCTTTAATGCACTGACACAAGAACTCAAGGCACTGTGTCTGTGCAGCCAGAAGCCTGTTCTGTTGCTTGACCAGATTACGAATCTCGAGATGCACAGTACGCATCTCAAAGCCTAGGCTGCATACAGCGCACCGCGAACGACGGCTGTTAGGTGGCAGATCAGCGTTGCAGTCTGTACAGTTGCTCATGGGTTCACCATATAGTCTCGACGGTAGTGAGACGTCTCACGTGGTAGCTCCTTGCCTTCTTCAAAGCGGTTTCCAAACTGTCGCCAGAACTCGACGGATCTGTCGTCGGAGAACACTGCGATCTCTTCGTATCTCGATCCATTGAGAGCGTCGTAGTCGAAGAAGCGCTTCAGTTCGATGGCGATGTTCGAGTAGGCTGACGGACCTTCGTACAGAGCATCGAACTTGGCATACGGCTCTTCCAACATCGGAATCGACAATCGCTGCGGCTCAGGTCTGTACTTGTCCGGCAGGTCAAGCACGCCCAGCACTATCTTCGGTGTGCAGCAGCACCGCACATTGAACTTCATCGCAGTGGCTTCCATTTGCGCTGATCAAGCGGCAGCTTCTCCATCTCCTTGAATAGCCCTTCTATGGTTTCAGACTCAGCGTAGATGATGGTGGCAACAGGTGCGTCCATCCATGCGTAAAGAACAAACTTACCACTGTCAACACTAATGCTCGGTCCACCGTCTGATGAACCAAGCATCACCTTGACCATAGCCTCTTCTTCAGACTTGATCTTCACCGCTTTCTCCTTCTCTCCTCGTCACGTTGAGACAGCAGCATCAGCAGCTCGTTCAGATCGTCACGAATTGAGATGAATGCAAGGTGCTCCTTAGTAGGAGATGCTAGTATCAGCACATCGTTCGTCCATGAATGAGAGCCACCGTGTTGCTCTTCAGATTCGTACAGCTTTCCGTCCTTCAGAAAGACGTCTTTTGGGATGCCGAGACGATCGGCGATGTCAGCCATCAGTGCGTCATACGCTTCTCGAGGCGCAATCTCCACGTCAACAAACCGTGACGTCCGTTCGGTCGCCCTGACTTTCATGACAGGTAACTGCTGAGCTCATCAGCAGCCTCCTTGCGCATCGTCTTGATCTTCGTCAGATCTGCATCGGTGCTCTTCTTGAACGCCTGGATCTTGCGGTTCACGATGCGGCGATGCAGAAGCTCGATCAGATTGTTGCGTCTGTCGCTCTTCGGCCTTGACACTTCCAACACCAGTGCCGCACGAAGCTCATCTTCGTTCATGTGCGGCATTGCCTGCATCAGCGTACGGAAATCCGTCATCACAACTTCCGGCGCGTAGCTGGCGCGAACCGTCTTCGGTCGCTTCAACTTCTTAGCCATGTTTCCTCCAGTCAAAGGGCGCGGCCTTCAAGCCGCGCCCTTAAGTCAACAGTCGACGATCGACTACTTCTTGCCGAAGCGTGAGCCCTTCTTGGACTTCACTTTGCCCTTGCCAGACTTCTTGGAAGGCTTCTCGTCTTCCTCGTCATCTTCATCGTCTTCGTCATCGTCTTCATCATCGTCGTCATCGTCGTCATCGTCGTCAGCAGCTTTTCGAGAACGCTTGCCTTTGCCGCCAGTGTCTTTCTTACCGCCGCGTCGCTTGGAAGACTTGCGATCATCTTCGTCATCGTCTTCCTCGTCTTCGTCATCATCCTCGTCGTCTTCGTCATCATCCTCGTCGTCTTCTTCATCGTCCTCATCGTCTTCTTCGTCGCGCTTGGACTTGCGCTTTTTGCCCTTGCCGCGCTTGGGCTTTTCGTCCTCGTCTTCTTCGTCTTCATCCTCGTCATCCTCCTCGTCGTCGTCATCATCCTCGTCGTCCTCATCGTCGTCATCACGACGCTTGGACTTCTTGCTGGCCTTGGACTTCTTGTCCTTCTTGCCTTTCTTGCGCGGCTTGTCGTCATCCTCGTCATCGTCCTCGTCGTCCTCGTCGTCCTCACTGTCATCAGTGCCGTCGAACGGGGTCAGCAGCTGATCGCGAATCTCCTGCTGCTTGGACTCGATGGCGCGCAGAACTTCCTTGTCCTTGATCTTCTTGTCGATGTCGAAGAGCACGACCGGGTAGTCCTCGTCTTCATCGAACGACAGTTCGACAATGACTTCGAAGAACTCCTTGTTGAGGTTCGTGTCGCAGTCCTTGACGAAGGCTGACCAGTGCCGCAGGCTCTTCGGCGGCAGTTCGATGAACGCAATGTCTGCGTTCTCAACGTCGTCGAGATCATCCGCACTGATGACCGCAAGCCTCCGGCGGTTCTGACACTTGCCAGCAGTGCGTCCGCCCTGATAGGCCATCGGGCAGTCATCGCACGACTTGGCCTGCGGTGACTTGACGTTGTCGTGCGGTACGAGTTCGTCCTTCTCCATGTCGATGGCGAAGCACTTCGGGATGTTGCCACCATCCTTGCTGTAGCCCTTGGCGTAGTAGGTGTTGAGATAGCAGAAATCCACCACCACGACCTTCAGCGTGCGTCCGAGGTTCTCCTGATCCAATGTGAACCGTCGGCTCTGCAAGCTGATCCTGTTCTCCAGACCGCCACCGCCGGCGGGACCCTTCTCGCGCGCATTGGCACTGCGTTTGGCCTTCTTGCCCATGTCCTTCTCCCAGTCCTTGTCTTTCGACTTGGACTTCTTCGATGTCTTCTTCATCATCATCCTCTCTTGCGGATTGAAACGCTCACCTTCTCGAACTTGCCGATGCCCGGTACGGCCTCACCTTCCTCCAGTCGGGCAATGAGAGCACGTGAAGCGACGCGATTCTGGTAGAGGTCGAACGCATCATTCTTCTTCACATACTTCTGGAACTTGACGGGGTTCTTGATGTTGTAGATCGTGCGACGCTGGATGCCCGCCTGACTCTTCACACCTGCGGCCTTCTCGAGGTCGCTGTCTTCCATCTTCACCCGCAGCTTGTACTCCAGCACGGCACGCTTCTTCTTAAGCTTGCCGAGTGCAGATTCTGCGGAATGAATCTTCTGATCGAAGGCATAGAGCCCGTCGATCAAAGAGCCAAGCTTCTTGCTCGGCTTCAGCGGCTTCTCCTTCTTGCCGCGCTTCTTAGTGGCAGTGCGCATGACTTGGTTTCTCCTCTGCCTGTTTGCCAGTGAGACGGACTTCATTGGCTTCGGCTATGTGCTTGCGCACTTCACTTTCCAGCTTTCCATGGAAGTCGAGCATGGACAGCTTCGTATCCTGCAACAGCTCCACCGTGTGCAGCAGTAGGGCACTTGACACTTCGTACAACGCTTCCATGTTCTGGTGTGATGGCAGCGGCTCCGATTCGGCTACAGCCTTGCCGATCTCATATGCCGAGTGGATGCACTTGCCTGTCGCGCTCAAGTGCAAGTTGATGATCCAGGCCAGGACATTGAAGACTGCCGTGTAATCGTCACGGCCAGTTGGAACCATTCTGTGCGCCGCATGGCCGCATGGATTGGTCTTCAAGCATTCGAAGACCTCGTCCATCACATTGGACGATGTTTCGATTACCGACTTGACGTACTTGTCGATGTGCTCTTGCATTGCCTTCTGACGCAGAGACTCCTTCTCATCGATGGCACCGCCTCCGAGTATTTGGACAAGCTGTGCCAATGCGGCTAGACCGTCGCGCCCTTTCATACTTGCTCCTTGTCTGGTCGTAGTTTGATGAACCGTGGATGCCGCAGTGACCCGTGGACTGTCGGCTTCTGAAACTCGATCTCAGCAATGGGTCTGGCCTTGCTGAACGTGTGCCGCATGTTGAACAGGGTATCGCGCACATCGTCCGACATGCCTGACACGCTCACACGCTTGAGAACCTTCTTACCCTTGATTGTCACCTTGCGCTCGACATAGACAGCACCGAGCGTACCTTCGTACTTGCCCTTGCCCGGTTTCCATCCAACGATGGGCAGGTCTTCGGTGTCCGACTCTTTGAGCTTCAGCCATGCTTTATGGCGTTTGGCAATCCAAGGGACTGCCATGTTCTTCAGCATCGCGCCCTCGTACTCGCCCTTCAAGAATTCGCGATAGGCAATCTTGACGTCTCGATCGGAGGCGACGCTCACAGATGGCACGATGCTGATGCCACGTAAATTCAACCGAGCAACAGCACGGCTGAGATTGTCGTGGCGTATGCGTTGCGCCACTGCATCCTCACCTGCGATGAAGTGCTTGATGGGCATGGCGAAGAACACATGGTAGACGGCGGCTTCTTCGGTGTGGTTCTTTCGATGGATCGCACCACCTATGTCATTGAACGTAGTGCTGCACATCTCACCGTCGATCATGACGCCGCCACGGTACTCATCGCTCTGGTTGAGCAACCGCACGCGCAGTTTGGATATCTGATCCACCAGATGACTGAACATGTCCAGCTCCCTGCCGTTGCGAGAGTAGAACTTGTAGTCACCGTCTCGAGCCAGACAGATCACGCGCACGCCATCCATCTTTGGCTCGACCTGATAGTGGCTCCAGTCTTCGATCTTACCCGGTCGATAGACATGGGCCTTCATCACTTCAAAAGCTCTCATCGCTTTCTCCTCCCTGTCATGGCACTGCCGACGACAGCAAATTGTCCTTCGATTGGTGGCAGGCTTGCGTTACGGAGTTTCCGACCTTGGGCCACTATGGCGCGCATCTCCTTCGCCAGCACATCATCAGTGATTCGAGGCTGGTCGATCTTGATGTCCACTTCTAGGTCTTTGATCGACAGATCATAGCTCCAGCCCTTTGGAAGCTTTTCAAAGTCTCGCTTGGTACGACCGCGACCAAAGAACATGCCCATGATCTCTTCATCCATGTGCATTCGCCAGCGCTTCAGAAACTCCTCGTGCAGAAAGTACTCTCGACTCACGACGCTACCTGCCCTTGACGCTCCATGTCCAACACCGATGGATCATACCAGAATGGCGGCTTGGACGGGTAGGTCCACTGCATCATGTTGCGCTTTGCCATGCGCATGTAGCGACGATAGGCCGTAACCGCATCTTCGCCACGGTCTCGCACTGGTACGCACTGAACGAATGGTGTCAGCTCGCCCATCGGTATCAGCTTCGGCTGCTTCTTCAGCAGATCGACAAAGCATTCCATTGGATGGATGCGCTTCATGCGTATCTCGTATTCCAGACACAGCGAACTGAACAGCTTGGCTGTCCACTGATAGTTCTGACTGCTGGCGCGGACCCACTTGGCACAGTCGTGGTTGATGTCGGATGCGCGTGCCATCGGCGGCATGAAGATGCGCGCCGCTACAGTTACGTTCGCTACAGCGTTGCCATCACACATCACGTGCGCTGCAAACAGCATGCAACATGCATCACGTATGGCAGCAGGCACATGTCTGTCACTGTGATAGCGCGCAGCCCAAGCCGGGTCTCGATCGAGAATGTAGATGTTCATGCTGACACACCTTCTGTTGGGTAATCGTTAAGAACGTCTTCACCGCGTGGCAGCCTGCCAGTGACCGTGCCAGTCTTAGGGCTATTGGACCTGTTCCGCTTCTTACTGTCGAAGCGTCCAGTCTTAGCAGCCGTCGACTCTTCGGGCGGACGGTTCCAGTACAGATGCTCCGGCACGAAGCTCGGCTTGAGCACGGCACATCCAGCATAGACGGGGATCAGCTTGTGACCGATGACCTCGAAGACATAGACACGCTCGAGATCATTGCAGTCTGACTGCATACGGTCAGCAAGTGTAACCTGTCGCAGCAGATCGGTGCCATCGCCCCAGACAGTCGACTTGGGTACGCGCACATAGTCGAGGCGACGACCGACGCGTTTGCCTGTCTCGTCGTACTGCATCTCGAACGTGGCCTTGACGGTAAAGATAACGTACTTCATTTCCTTCTCCTGCTGGCGCGGCTGTGATGCTCGAAGATGTCCGAGCCAGCTTGTGATGCGTCTTCCGCCTGATGTTCCGCCGACGTCGACAGCACTATGTTCTGTGACGTCAGTCTGGTCCGAGAGTCGAAGACAGTTTCGACCTCCACCTTGCACCCGAGATGGGTATGCATCTCACGATGTTTGGTGACGATCAGTGTCTCACTCGTATTCATGCTGCCTCCTTCTCAAGTGATTGGAACGCACGGGTATACTCTGCGATCGCCTGCCGCTTGCTGTAGCACTCGCCGATGCGCAGCACTGTCTCTCCGCCCTTCTGGCGGTCCAGCAGTGTCTTGGGCAGCCCATAGTTCAAGGTATACCCATACCCTGACGATGGTGTCCATGGGCCAGCATGGAACCCTATGAAGCCCATGCTGCGGAAGTAGCCGACACTAAGCATGGCTGCCATGCGGTCTGGCACCAGAGGCTCATTGGTCTTCTTGACGCACCATCCCTGCCACAACTTGCGCGGACCATGGCGAAACACGTTAGCGCCCGATGTGGTGATCCATACCTCCATGGTGCGGCCTGCCCGCGCCATGCCATCGACCAGCAGCATGCACAAGGCCGTTCGCCACATCGCCTCTGCATGGCTTACTGTGCAGTTTGACGCTATGTCGAAGGCAAGTGTTACGCGCTTCTGATTGACCTGCTGCCGTTCCACATGCACTGGCCGTTCCCATGCAGTGTCGAGATCGCCGTTCCATACACGGCCCATGTCCAGCGTGTCGCCGTGGTCGTCGCGATGCCGCTTACGCTTGCGCAGCGTTGTCTTAGTGGGGAACACCGGCACCTCCAGCCCAAGCTGTGCCGCCATCGCTTCAGCCAGCTCACGCAACTCAGGCCAGCCATTCTGAATGCGGCTCATGATGCCTTCATACCATCCAGAGCATCCATACCAGTAGTCACTGGAGCCGTAGCCTTGGCGTTGCTTGTAATGGTTGCCAGCCAGCACAATCATGCTGTCCAGCTTGTGGCGTGTCTGGATGTCGGCAATGTCCGAGACAGCCTCTTCATGAGAGCTCCACTCAAAGCTGACACCACCATCGTGCGTAGTGATAGTTCCGTTCATGACAGTGCTCCTGCGACCAGCGCCAGTTCGGCGTCGGTCCAACCATTGAAGTAGGCATTGGTCCAGTCATCTTTCTTCCACTCGTACATCTCAGTCATACGAGCAAGATCCTTGATGACGCGTGTCGACATGACGCGACGCAGTTTGTTGCGTCGTATCTCGGCACGTACCTTCCATGCCCAATTGCACAGCTCTTCACCGCCGAGGGACAGCTCTACTTCCTTGCTGTAGTCCATCGTTATCATGCCGACCTTGAACCGGTCTAGCGTAGCGGCGTCGAGCTGATTGCGTCCCACGTACATGGCGTCAGCGCCACTGCCATATGTGTTAGCAGCAGCAACGAGAACGAAGTCCTCATGCTTCTTGACGACAGGCTTCAACCAGCGCTGTTCAACAGTGTAGCTGTTGTTCGCAATGGCCTTGTTGATGTACGTGAAGAGGTTGGGATCACCGGCATCGATCTCATCCAGCAGCATGATGCCGCCCTTCTCGTAGCGCGTCATGAATGGTGACGGCACATGGTCGAACGCACCATTGCGGCCAATGGGCAGCAACCGACCATTGAACACGCTCTCAGACATGCCTTCACTGCAAGACTGATCGCTGACATCGAGGTCCAGCGCTTCGCCGAGCTTCTCGCACAGATACGTCTTGCCGCAGCCGGCAGGGCCGACGAGCATGACAGGCACACGGGCCGATGCAAGCTCTACCATGCGCTTGAACTCCGGCGGCAGTACGCCTTTCACCTTGCGCACCTTGCCACGGTCCTTGATGACGAACGGCGCGGTCTTCTCTGCGACTTCTTGCAGCACCTTGCGCGCAGACTTGCGCATGTCGTCTTCCATGCCGCGCAGCCTCTTGTCTACTGCGCCGTTAGCCTGCATCTCAACGTCGCCGAGAGTTGCCTGCACTACGCTCGTAGCCATCTCGAGGAAGCGCTTCTCACCATCGTTGGCAGGCTTGGCACTACCCGGTGACTGGCGCAACACAATAACAGCGTAGCCTTCCTGCGCATGGGCAGGGTTACGCTCAACCTCCTCCTTGAGCATTGCGTAGCGCTCGGGCATCGTCTTGCATGAACGCGCACGGGCCAGACAGCCCATCCAGTCAGCAAGCGTCCAGACCTGAGAGCCGCGCAAGGATGAGAAATCTAAATCCTTGATACTAGCGGGATACTTCTTCGCCATGATCGTCTCCTTTGAGAGGTGATGGCAGTTGTTGAACTAGAACCAGACTTCTTCGAACTCGACCAGCTTGAGCTGTCCGTTGGTTTCCTGATCAACGCGGCATCTCGAGTAGCCGAGGCCGTTTGTCCACAGCACTTCGAAGATCTCACCGACCTCCATCTTGTGTGCTGTCTTCGGAGCAGCCTTCTTCGGAAGGGCAGCGAACTTGCCAAAGTCTCGCATCAGCATGTTGCTGCTCCTCTTGACTGCGCCGCTTCACAGAACGCACACCACAGATCACCATCGAAGAAGTTGTTCAGCACCTCTTCAACGGCCAGTATCTGCTGCTCTGTGAAGCCAAGTGCAGCCAGCACCCATTCAGCGCTCTCGTTCACTGGCTCGACCACATGTGTCCAGCACAGTTCATCCATCGTAGCGCCAACACCATGGAAGGCTTCGCGATGCTCCGACTTCAACCTGTTCCACACATCAGCAAGTGTGGCGTCCTTGACACTGGCAAGAACTGGCTCTGCCACTGCAAAGCGCTCGTTCCAGTTCTCTGGCACCTCTGCATCGATGTCCATCTTCGATGGTTGCATCTCCATCAGCAGTGCCTGAAACGCTCTGATCACAGTTGGGTAGGACTTAAGCGTTGCCATCGACATACTCCTCACTGTTCTTCGGATAGACCCAAGCGCCTTCTTCAGGATCCCACCTACCACCGCGCTCTTTGCGATAGATGTACTCGCCAAGCTCATCAGCCTCAGCATCGAGCTCTGCTGCCTTGTTGACGTCGCCCTTGGCGCGGGCCTCAGCTTCTTGATCCAAGAGCTGCTGGTGCTGCTCGCGCAGATTGGTGAGAATCGTCATATGATTGCTCCAAGGCTTAAATGATGGTCGATGACCGCGCCACACTTGCACATGGTGAACGTCTCACCTGGATAGCCAGCGACGTCATGTGTGCCGCCACATGCACGATGCATGCGGTAGCGGGCAGCGTCGCGCTTACGCAGGAAACGCAAGCACTGGTCGGGCGTATAGCCGGTCAGCTTGGCAAACAACGTATCCGGTTCCTCATCTACTAGGATAACGTCATTTGATCCACGCCACTTGACCTCCAACCATTCGCCTAAGCCATCATGTAGCTTGATCTGCAGCAAGCCATTGGACACGATGATCTCATTGAACGCATACGGGTCATGGCATGGGCCTTCTACGCCTTCTCGAGCCTGTAGCACAGTGTTCATGATCGCACCTTGCGCACAAGCAGGATCACGGCCTCGATGAGAACCACTGCAATGAGTATCTGCATGCTCATGATTCCACCTCCGGTATCTGAGACTTGGCTTCCTTCAACAGAGCGTGATACATGGTATTGAGCTCTGCCATGTTCGCGTCTGTTATGCCCTCGCGCTTGAGCTTGTGGGTGAACCGCGATGCCAAGCGCTGCATCGGTGTAACCTTTGTTAAGTCGATGACATTATCCATTGTCATTCTCCTGCAGAACTTCCTGAGCCTCGTCCATGATGCCTTCGATCTGATCGTTCTCATCCAGTTCATCCATCGGAACTTCACGCTGCTCTGCGACAAGCTTCGTGATGTCGAAGCAGGTTTGGATGAGAGCCTTGGCTGCGCGAAGTTCGTCATCGCTTAGAGGTGTTTGACCTTCGTCGCCGCCACCTTCGAAGATCTCCTCCAAGGTGCGCTGGCAATCTGCCAAGTCTGAAAGCGTGTTCTGGAATTTGCAATAATTCATGTTACCCATGATCGTCTCCTATGAGAGGTGATGGTTATTGAACAGTTGAACTTTGAATGCGCGCAGACCAGCGCGCGATGTCTGCCTTGCGCCATGTGCGGGCTGCTGGATGCGGCAGCCTGTACACCTTGCAAGCCTTGCCTACCATGCCGCGCTTGAACGTGGCCTGTGCTACCGCGCCACAGACCAGCACAACGCTAGGCGCAAGGGCGGCAAGGTTCTGCTGTAGCCATGTGGCGTTAGGCTTACCCTTACCGCTTGCTGCATACACAATGTCTGCGCATGCATTGGTAACGAGAAACTGATTGTGCCCTATCAGCTTGATCAGACGGTTGCCACTGTGGTTACGAGGGTTGATCCGGAACCACCTAGATGGTCTGTCTCCAGGATAACCCCATTGCACTGCAAGAACTACAACTATGCGGCGCATAGTACACGCGCCTGATCTGCAGTGCGCTCGAGAAGCTGCACAACGTCTTCGCGCCCTTCTGCCCGCGCCATATTGAATGCGCGTGTCAGACCAAACGTGCGCACCAGATAACCAGCGTAAGATGCAGTGTTCATATTAGCGCGCCCAGTTGATAATGGCGTTAGTACCCTTCTCGTCTCCACCTGAGATGTGGGCGCGAGTTCCCTGTTCAGCAAACTGAACTTCTACAATGCTCTTGGCAACCCACACTTCCCTGAATGAGACGTTCTCATCGGAGCATGTGGCAGTCAGAATGTTGCCAATGTAGAACACTTTCCATCCGAGCGCTAGAAAACCGCGCCTCTTCAATTCTGTGCGCAGAAACTTCGACATTGAGTTCTTATCCATGATCGTCTCCTATGAGAGGTGATGGTTGTGGAGTCAGGTGCTCCGCGTAACAGCACGCATGCTGCTATGCGGAACACCCGACAGACTTTGCTATTGTCTATCGGGCATTACCGTTGCTTTGTACCCGGTTGACGCGACGTAGCCGTGCCGTCGAAAGATGCGCTGCTGCGATGAGAGGCCGTCTTGCCAGCTTGGCCGATATGGCGAAGAGCTGATTTGCTAGACAGCACACTGGCATCAATCCGCCGTGCTACATGTCGTCTCGTTGATTTCTGCCGGCCTGCGTCCCGGCTGATGCGTTGCTTGCCGCACCACGTACTAACAAGTTCATACCTTGTTAGTGCTGCCACCGCTTGCGCCGCTTGGAGCGGCCCGGCTCTGTGCGCCGGAGTACCATGCTAGGGTTAGGGTTCAGGAGGCTGGCTTGCGCCGTGGCCGTTTCAAGAGCGCGGCGCATAACGCCTGACCGCTCGCCTGTACCGCCCTTCGGCTAGCCCTTGCGCATTAGGCTGGTACGTTTGGGCCTGCGGCCCGCGCCGTGGGTTAGCTAAACCCACACCTTATTATAGGTCCGCAATGCGGGCCGTTGCAACGGTACTGCCGCACAGTTTTTCGCAATATAAGGCATTGCAAAACAATCACTTAGCGCAATGTGGGCCGTTGCAAGGCCCTGCCGGCAGGGCCTAGGCCGTACCGGCCGAGAACCATGCCCTACGGGCCATGCACAGATGCGTAGATGCCTAGTTAGCTGTCCGCCTTCAGCCGCGACTTGTTCGCCTCTACAAGCGCTTCTATCAGCGCTGGACGCATGCCAGTCGATGCGCACACTGCCAGCAATGCTTCAGTATCCTTTGGCAAACACTTGCCATCGAATCCAGGCTTGTGTGCAAACGCTGCAGAGTGAGAGCGCCCATTGCGTGGATCATCCAGCCAGCCTTCACGAACTGTGTGATAGCTGGCGCCGAAGTGATTGCAGATGTCGCGCATCTCATTGGCGAACGTCACCTTCAACGCAAAGAACGTGTTCTCGAAATACTTGACGAGCTCTGCGTCGGTCGACGTCATCTTGCGAAACTTGGTTGATGGCCCTACTATCGGCATCATCATGTCGATGATGTAGTCTGCAGAGCCTGCACCCTCGGCCATCGGCGACGAGCCGAGAATCACAAAGCCATGTGATATGGGATCATTCGGATTCGGAAACTCTGGTGGTGTCCAGTATCCACCTTCGCCGATGTACTCCGGTGAGAACACCAGTGAGCGATTGAACAGCTTCGACAGTCGTGCTGTCGTGCCCGGCTCGATGGTGGACTTGATCATCACTAGTGAGATGTCGCGCGGCAGCTTCTCGATCTCCTGTTCCACGATGCTTGTGTCGCACCTGCCGTTCGGCAGCATCGGCGTCGGCACGCAGATGATGGCAAGATTGCACAGTTTCATGATGTCGCGCTCAACCTGACGTCCCTTGTATGGATCTTGTATGAACGTCTTATACTTGCGATCGAAGAGGCTGGCATAAGCCTGCCCGACGTAACCGTGGCCTACGACCAGAACCTTGCCGCTCACTTCGCACCTCCACGCTTCGGGCATGCGCGGTCACGCACGGATTCTGTCATGAGACTGTTCGCAACAGTGTCGCCGCAATGAACGCAGACGAAGCTGTTGCCATCGTCATCTTCAAGCCAGTCGCACTTCAGCACTGGAGGATCCTTGGCGTCCTTTGGATCTGGTGGCAACAGATGCCGGATTCCGGCCTTGACCTTGTCCTTCTGCTTGGACCTGATCTTCCGTGTGTTGTGTACACAGTAGGCCAGCCCCATCTGCATCGCATGCTCCATGCTGATGTTGTGAGCTGAACACAGGCCGGCGACGGAGATCATCACGCCTCCGACTTCCTGTGGTACCTCACCAACCGGACGGCCATAGGTATACTTGACGGCCTTGGCGATTTCCGCTTCTGTGATTCCAGTAGCCTGACAGAGCTCAAGAGTCTCCTCAAGCAGTGCCAATGAGCGTGTCTTGTGATCTTCTGCAATCTCCTGTCCGAAGCACTGCTTCATCCAGGCCATCGTCTGTATCTGAAAGTCTCTGATCTTCACTGTACACTCCCTATCGGTTGAGAACGAATTTGCCATTCACCAGGAAGCCATGCCACTTCGGCGTCTGTATTGATCCAGCGCCAGCGCCGCATGTCTTGCCATTCTTATCGACTGTCAGCATCGGCGGTTCGCCATGCCGTATCCAGCACTTGTGTTCTGTGTCTTTCTTCATATCGCAATTGCTAGCGCGAGAGTCGATGCACCATTCATGTCCATCAGGGCACACTACCATGATGCTTCGGCCATCAGCGCCGACATACTGAGTATCGTGCAGCCACCATGCGTCGTACATCATCCCAGGCACATTGTCGCGCAGCAGATACTCACGACCTTTCTTATCCACATAGATCTGATCAACGAACTCCTGCCATGCATCTGAGTCTTGAAAGGCATACCCGCATGCACAGCGCGTCGGCCATCGCGGATCTGTCTTTGGATAGCGCTCGAAGACTTCCGGACCACCTTGCGATATGTATGTGCCGGCGGTATGCGGTCGGCGCTCAACTTCCTCGCTGTGTGCATTGTGGTATCCGCCCACAGAACAGCGAGACTCATCAAAGCCGACGTAACGCCGCAGCCTCACCTTCAGTGTTCCAGACGGCTCGATCCAGAAGCACTTCACATTATCCATTGGAGTCTCTCATCTGCATGTAGTCAATGAAGTTGATGACTGCTGCGTCTTCTTCACGGCTCGAGAGTTGTAGTGTCTCGCTTTTGTCATACGTGGCGTCTGCCCGCATGTTGATGAAGCCTGCGCTTACCGGCTTGGCTCCACGCACTAGCCTGCAGATCGCCTTGCTCACGTCTTCATGTACGAGCGAATTCGGAAAGATCACTGGCAGCATCTGAACCATGCCATCATCCATCGACACTTCAATGAAGACGTACTTCATGGCTTCTGCTTCCAGAACATTCCCAGCAGATACGCTATGAAGAACATCAAGTTGCCTACCATCATCAATCCGAAGACTACCTTGTCTTTGTCAAGCTGCACGATTGTCCTCCTTAGCCAGTTCGATCTCACCATACAAGATGGAGGCTACTGCCCTCACCTCTTTGCGGTTCAGTTCCAGCTTCTTAGCAATGTTGTCCATGTGCGTACATGTCGTCTTCTCTGAGACATCGAGTAGCTGCGACACTTCCCTGCATCCCATGCCATGTGCCAGCAACCTCATCACTTGAAGTTCTCGAGGCGACAGCAGATGCTCAACACAGATCTTTCCGTCTTGCGTTGCCTTGCTGGTAATCACGATCACTTCCCTGCCCATGCTACCTCCCTAGCGTAATCGCAGCTCTTACAGCCGCCATAACTGTTCTGTTCGGTTGTGGATTCTGCGCAGAGTGCGCTTCAAGAGCACGAACGTCGCGCGCATATTGCGCAGCCTCACGCATCGAGCGCTCCACTTGCGTCTCAGTCAGCATCGTAACGCCATGTCTGTCATAGACAGCATAGCCCTTGCCTGTCTTCTTAACTTTTGTCACTTGACGGACCTCAACACTGGCGCTTCAGGCACCTTGTCCGATGGCACGCATCCCACAGACTCTATCCCGCCACCATACCAGCGCCGCGTCCTCACTTCCATGCCAGCGACAGTGCAGGCCTCTGCTACGATGACGAGTTGTTCATTGGTGACTGTCGGTGATCGACCACATCCAACGATCAGCAATGCTAGTACAATGGCGATCATTGTCTTGATCAGTAGTGTGTAGTTTCTCATTAGAAGTCCCTATCCTCTTCGATTTCTGGTTCTTTGGCTGTCACATCAAATCGTGGGCCATACCACGGTCCCATCGGAGTACATGTGCATCGAGCGCCACATGATACGAAGCAGAACTTGTGCCGTACCCATCGTCCATCAGGACCATAGTGACCATCGCGATGCCATTCTGCGATTGTCATGCCGATACCCATGTGTCTAACAGTAGCGCAGAATTATCCCTTAGAGCCTTCGCATAGTCATTGATAGCATTCAGTTCATCAATAGTGAACTGTCCATCTGCAATGACTGTCACACTTCCATCAGGGCACCGTGTGAAGTATACAGTCTCGGACCTGTTCACTTCTGCAATTATCTTCGCCGCGTCTTCGAATGTCATTTTTTCTTAGCCCTGCTTCTAATGTCAGCAAGCGCGAACACTGCGAGAATGCCAGCAAAGAATCCCCAAGTGCGCGGCCATGTCCAGTACAGATAGAGCGACACTGCGCACAGCCCTGCCGCTAGCATGCAGAACAACACCAGCGACAACGCCTCATGCATTATCTTCCTTGAGTTCATGTTAGTCTTCATTGTCTGAATCGTCCTTGTCTTCCTTGTCTTCAACGAGACTGTCATCCAGCAGGATAGACCCTGTGCCTTCACAGTGTGGGCACGGCTTTCCAGGATCGTCTGGATCGTCACATGTGCCGCAGCACAGATCACACTGTTCAATGACGCTAGTTACCACGACTGCCTCCTATGAAGACGCTCAGTGTTATCCAAGCGTCTTCACGTTGCCTGTATCATCCGAACGAGAATTCGAGGATCTCGATCGTCTTCAGAACCTCGATGCCATCGATGTCCGCGACTTCGAGGACACGGTAGCCAGCATTTCCAAAGAGATTGCTCACGTTCTCCTTGGTGATGTGTACCCTGTCCACGTTGATGTTCGCGATGATCTTGTTGTCAGCAGTCTCAAGCGTACCGATGACGTCATCCGGATTGTGCTTTAAAAGCAATGGAACTCTCATCTTCGTTTTCTCCTCTTGGCTTCGACCTTATCCATCTTCTGCAATACGATCTGCACGCTGCCATTGGGAAATGATCCTGTAGCAACGCGCTTCGTGTTCTTGTGGACGACCACATATCTTGCGATGCGTCGACCGTTCCTGTTCAACAGTATGGTCTCGATCTTCATGGCGCTGCATTCGGACATGTTAGAGAATGTACGACGCCGCGACAGACGCATGAAGGATGAAAGCCGTGTATCCACGACCATGACTTCTCATCAAAGTACGCTGGATCAGGATCACGCTGTCCGCGCTGATGCATCTGCCAGCGATTCTGTGGTGGGCGCGGAGGACGCTGTCGTTCAATGTTCATGGCATGTTCTCGCAATCGCGGCCGGTGTAAGTAGCGCATCGCATGCCCTTGCGACTGATAGAAGAACTGAACCCACAGTCTGCGCCACACCAAGAACAGCGGCTATGGCTCCAACGTAGAACGCGTCGACAGTTACCCAACACCCATGCAGCAACATCTGCAACTCGGCCCTTGATCTTCCAGCGAATACGTTCTTGTATGATGATGCGACGTCGTGCCATTCTCATCGGTAGTCTCTCCATTCTATTTCTATCGGATCAACGACAGTGCCGCCAGTAGTGTCGCCATTCCAGCGTCCCATTCGGATCAGACCATTGCCAGCCTCTGTCACGTATCCAAAGTGATATCCGCCGATCCCTTTGAACCGCCACCACACCATCGATCCACTGGAAGGACGGTTCATAGCGCGCCCACTGCCAGCTTCTCGCGCAGACCCATCCAAAGTCTGCCTAGCATGTTCTGGCCCTTCTTATCTGGTCCCCATCCCCAGAAACTGTCGCGCCATGAATTCTCGATGAGAGTGCGCATCCCTGTCTCGAGCAACTTGCGCCGCACATACTCATGCTGATGAATCTTCAGCACAAGAATCCGCATCATCACGTCCACCTTCTCGTTGTTCCAGTTCGGACGCTGTAGTTCCTTGCGCCCTTGCGCAAAGGTATAAGCGTCATGCGCGGAACGAGCCATGCGCACAACGCTCTGCGCGCCAGCTCCACCACATACGTCAAAGCGGCTCCAGTGGTAGGCATGCTCCACAGTGGGAAAGACGATACCCTTGTAGTCCACGGCGAATGCAGAGAAGTTCGACAGGACGTAGAACTCCTGCTCATAGAAGAACACCTGATTCTCCGTATCCAGTCCATGATGCTTCTCCTGCTCTGTGCGCAGGTTCCATCCAGCCTCGAAAGCCATGCGCCATGCATCAGGTGCATTGCCGCCATCCTGATTCCACTTCCGATATGCCTCTTCGACAGCAGTAGTGCTCACGTTCAATCCTCCCCATTAGCGATCCGCGCCAGTATGTCACCATGACATGCTTTTGGAGCGCACCAGCAACCGAGTATCTTGCCCTTCAATTCCTTCTTAGCCCGTTTGATGAGCTCCGGCTGTTTCTTCAGCCACTTCTCATACTTCCTGATCGTCTGTTTGCGATTGCCATCACGATAGATGACAAACGGATTTCCCCAAGGACCTGGACGACCGATATAGACATCGTGCTTCTCACGCTTGCAGTGGACAACACGCTTGTTCATGTCCGAACCTTCCCGCCGAACTTCTTCGCATGCGTTGTGTAGTGCTCAGCCCATTCACGATTCTTCTTGCTGTCCCATTTGTCCTTGTTGAACAGGCAGTACAGCCACATCGCCTTCGAGGTAGCGCTCACGCGCACCTGTCGGCGCTCTATGTTCGCGTCGTTCAACATCCTTCCCAGACGCTGTATGGTGACGTTGAAGCGATACTTGGGGTACAGCCGCTCGAACAGCCGCAGCAGGTCCTCGGCGCGATAGAGATGCAGGTCTGGCAAATGGCCGTCCACCATCATCAACATCTCCGCGTCTGTCCGCACTCTATCAACAAACTCGCCAAGCTGATCCTTGCCAAGCCCGACCAGTCCGGCCTTCCACTCCGTCTTCATGACGTCTGCCTTCGGATTGAAGTCTCCCACGTCTACCTCGTTCAACAGGTAGTGCAGTATGTGTGCAGGGCCATCACCTCGCCGCACGTACTCGTCCAGTTCGTCGTACACTGTCTGGTCGAGCTTCTCGGTCGGCGCCTCAATCACGAAGATGCGACGGTCGTTCTTGTCGATGATCAGAGCGTCGCTGTGGTTCGACGTGAAGTAGTAGTTGCAGTGGTCAACGTAGTCGACCTCTGGCTGAAATTTCTCGTTCACTGACACGGTATCGCGCGTTATCATGTCGTTGACCGCGCCCATCAGTGCCTTGCGATCGGCGAAGTCAGACAGGTAGATCTCGTTCGTCACCACCATCTGGCTGCGACCCGCATAGGTGTTGTACACGCCATTCAAAGAAGCGTTCTTTAGACGCTTGAAATTCTCTTTCCCGTATATGTACTCCATCACTGGATCCACCGCAAAGGTCTTACCTATGCCTTGCTTGGCACCATAGACGAATACTGCCTGAAAGAGCTTCGCTCCCGGATGCTGTACAGGGTACGCCAGCCATTTGAGAAACCACTCGACGTACTCCGGCTTCCGGAAGATGTAGTGAACGAGATCGAGCCACATGGCAGGCTTCTGCTTCTTGGGTCGCACCACTGTCGGCTTCCACAGGTTCATGTCGTTGTCTTCCGTCATCTCCGGCGCACCCGGCTCATATATCACGCTCTTGACGGAACGCCTATGCTGCGACTTTCCCCATAAGTCGATTACCAGCGCTGTCTGCTTCGGGCCGATCATCTCCTCGCCCTCATTCATGAACGTCTCGCGTGCATGATAGAAGCTGCGAAAGAACTTCCGCGCCTTGATATCGAAGAACCGCATCTCGTCTTCTACATAGCAGATCTTGTCGTTGAGAGCATTGATGCGACTATTGGCCCTGTACTCCTGTCGCGGCAAGTCTGCAAACGCTTCCGCGCCGTGCTCTATCAGGTAATCATCAAGGCCCGTCTTGGGGCCTGCGGTCTCCGCGTCGAGCATCACGAAGCTGATGGACTTGGGCGAGTACTCTTTTGTGAGTGTGAGCGCCAGCCCTGTAAGAGCGTCGCGCACTTCGGACTTGAGCATGACGTCTGCGTCATAGCAGATCTCCACTTCCCTGTCCGCCCATTTGAATTGAGTGAGCTCTGGGATGAGATCCCAAAGCCTCTTCTGCGACTTGTATCCGTACACGCCACCGAGCGCTATGCATGGAATGCCGAGCTTGCATGCCAGCGCCGCCTTCTTCTCGCCCTCAGTGATGAGGATCTTCTGCTCGATGTCTCCCGCCACCTTCTTCCAGTTCAGGTAGGGAGCAAGGTACACATGTGGACTTGAGTTTGAGGGCTGTGAATAACGGAAGCTTCCGCCCTTCTTGGTAAAGCCTCCCTTCTTCGATTCCAGAAAGCGTACTCTGGAATACGAGATCTTCTTCCCTGAGAAGTCAAAGTACGGAATCCGATAACTGGATCGTGGTTCACCAACATAGGAATCCGTCTCGTCGCGCGAGAGTACTTCCAGTTGGAGTTTCCTGAAATCCTTCTCGGTCAAAGAACTCCGCTTTAGATCCTCCAATGCTGCTTCTAGCAGTTCATCACGGTCTACACTGTTGGTATCCCTACCTTTTGTCTTTCCACCCTTGCGCTTCTCAGACTTCCGGATTCCGTGTTCCGGCTTCTTTGCTTTCTTTTTTCCAAACGACACAACATAGCCTCCATCGATGAGCAGTCAGGGTCACGAAGGTGTGTGGCCCGTGGTCTGTCAGCGCTGCGCATGTGGAGGATTACAG